AGAAGAAAGTATGCTACCTGTCTCACGCAGCGTGGGAGAATGATTCTGAATTTCTGACCTTGAACGGAAATCGTCTTTTTAGCCCCTTATTTAATATATAGAAAAAAAAAAAAAAAAATATTTATATATAATAATAGAACCTCCTGTTAGTAAGATTTAAGTTTCCATACAGAAATATGGAATCATCTATGTCCATATAAAATGATTCGGGAGAGTTGTCGGCTCTCCCGAATCACGCCCGATTTACGGAATCACTCTACAACAACCTTCGTCGGTTTTGTGGAATCCTTAGGTGCCTGGGGCACCGCAGGTGCCTGGGGCACCGCAGGTGCCTGGGGCACCGCAGGTGCCTGGGGCACCGCAGGTGCCTGGAGGAACCTAACCTTGTCAATCATACTTCTATTAACATCCACCACCCCGCGAGGTCCACGCATCATATTCTTACCGGCATACACGTACCATGTGCCGTCGATAAGAATCTCAACGCGGCCAGTTAGAACTTTGTCCAACTCAGTCTTATCCAGGTGTTTAATCAGTTCTTCCATCTTAATCCTTAGCCTTTCCAGTGGGACGTATTCAACACACTGCGATAGTAGTCCTCGTTTGCTCCTTTCGTGTTCTCGATAATCGCGTCCAGATCAGGACGCTCTGGCTTATAATTCCAGATTTCCAGAATCAGCTTACTCAAATAATCCTGATAGGTGGAGGATACGAATCCACGGTACGTGGATACGCGCATCACCCCGCCCCTAAAGGATAGCTGTTCAATACCGGCCATGAAGTCAGACTCCAAAACCCACCCCGCAATGGTGTTCTGGAGCGCCCATTCTTCCGAATAGGTATCCATCGTGGCCGCATTGTATACCACGCCTTCGTGCATGGACAATATAGCATCGCGGTGGGGTGTATTGCCCGGAGCAATATTAATGTATCCGGCGACGGGTGAAGCCGTGCTGAAATACCCGTTAACCTTGAAGTCGACCACGACCGTGATTAAACTCCCGTCCGATAGCTTCCGAACGAAGTAGAGGTCCGGCTTACAGAGCAACGGCACACCCTTGTGCTGTCCGCGGATCTCAAGCTCGAAGCGTGGTGAATACTCTGCAATCTCCAATAATCGCAGAAGATTCCCCAACCCACCGGACTCGCGATATCGCTCCATAATCTCTCGCCCAATGGGACGTGCTTTATCCCGATTCTGCGGCTCAACTTGTTGCTCAAACAGGTCAACTTCGGTGCCAAAGAGCCTTCCTGTGAGGAACTTCTTTAGCTCCGCGTCGAACGCCGACCCAACCGCCATGGGCATTGTTTGCGCTAATCGTGGCGGTCGTTGCGCCGCCAAGTATTTGAAGTAGAATTCATCCTTGTTTGCAAGGTACGTCTTAATCGAAGTAGGACTCAAATAATTCATCTTATCTCCTTATTTTAGCGGGCAATGGCATCCAGTGTGTTACTGGATCAGGAGTAAGATAATCTTCAAACTCCCAAGTCCAATCATAGCCAGTCACTCCACAGGCAGCCCAACGCCACCCCTTCCCCCTAGCACATTCCACCCGAAGACCGACGAGAATGGTTTTACCATCAGTCAGTAAGACTGGGGTACCCATTTCCGGCAGGCTTTCCGATACGTGCGTCCAGTTCATTTTATTTCCTCCCACCGATCCTCAAAAAGGTGGATGCACCACCGACATCAGTTTGCCCAACTATCTATATTGTAATCAGCCTCCCACCTACAGGTAATAGGATTTTAAACTCTATGACGGCACGTCGCACAACCCTCCTTGGCACGTTCCATTGCCATGTAGATGGCGGTCACACTATCAAGCTTATCGTCAATGACCTGCACCAAGAGATCAAGAAACGGATTATCCTTATTATCCGCGTACCATTCCTCCCACTTCCTGCTCCCTCCCAACCCTCCTAACGACTTAATCAAACTTACATCTACTAGATCGGCGGCAATTTTATCGCCCGCCTCGCGCATCTGTGTTGTTACCATATCATCACCGCTATCATTTCCATCAGCCAGAACATCAAGATGAACAATATCACCTTAATCAGGAACCTCATTCTGGCTCCCGTACGCAGAGAAATCGAGCTTCCTGCGGAATACCTCCTTCCGAGATTCCAGAATACTGGAACGTGATCACTGTGCCTATAGGTAACGGATTTCTGCGCATCGCATCGTCCATGCCGGACAGTTCAAAAACCCGCTTAATCTGTCGTTTCTCAGGATCGGCCGTGATTATTTCAACCACGTACGCACCCATCATCCCAACGTACTTTCCTTTGCCCTCAGTGTACGCCACGATGCGACCTTCCATATCTTGGACATGCTTGTACTTGAGGATGTACTTACTCCTTTGTGTCTCATAGGCTTTATCGGGATGCCGGATGATTAATCCTTCGCCCTTGTGAGCTAGAACTTTGAACATAAGTTCATTAATCCGGCTCAGTGCCTTACCCGTCGTGAATGGAAGTAGCTCTTGCTCCACCACCCTACATGAATCACCTAGGTGTAGCCTATTCAGCATATAGTAGGCATTGCGGTATGGTGAATAGTCCATTCGATGCCAGAGCATGTCGTCTCGATATGCCCACTCCACACACCCCGCAAGATTCTTCTTGTAGAATGGACTATTAATCGTCCTATCCGCAAACACAATCCCGAGCGGTGGAATATCAAACGCATAGAGAACAATATCTTCCCACCCCGCACCAGGCGTTAGCTTCTTAATAATCGAAGATACTCTCTGTCGCTCCGCTACGTCGAATCCGCGCAACGAACCCAACTCACCATCTAGCAGAACTCTAGGCATACGGTCCAACCACCAATCCGGTGCGTGGATTACATTGGCGTTCATGGTCCACAGTCCAGTGCAGACTTGTTCTTCAACGAACCGAGAATCCTTGGACGTATTGGCCCAAGGAACCTCAGCCTTGGGCATACCCCGCGTGATTCCGCCGTCCCAAAACGCACGTTGGAAGTTGAGCTTTTCGCTCGCATACCATCCAGCGGCGCTGTGTTTGTTTTGATCAAACACAAATGCTTTCATTAAGAATTCTTGTTTCATACTTCCCTCAAAGATTCTAGGAACGCCACTTCTTCCTCGCAGGCTTGGATTAACCCTCGTCTATCGGACTCTTTCCCCTGGAAAAGATATTCTCTAAGAAACGCGGCTTTGTCATAGGGCGTACCTCGGCAGTAGAGTTGTCCAGTTCTCTTAAATACGGGACAACCAACACAGCGACCATTTAGAAACAGCAAACATAAAGCACAGAACCTAGGGCTTATCCCTATTAGCTTACCGCTCTTAGCCAACGCTACATTATCTTTCCAGTGCTCGATGCTTTCTTCTAATGCCTTCATAATAATCCCCAACAGAACATGTCCACTCTTAATCGTGTTGGTATTGCACTCAGAGCAGAATCCATCATGGCAGTCTGGTTCAACGAACTCCACCTGATTGCACCCATCATTGGTGCAAATGCCTGGAATAACACTCTCGTCTCCATACTGATCGAGATAATCAGCCAGATCATCTAAGCCCTCAACCTCAAACAAATCATCAAGCTTGCTCATTTCTTTTCTCCCTTCGCTTCTTCATGCACTCTTTGCACTTACCAAAGTAGGATCTTCGTTGATTGGGACCACGAACCCGCGTATAAAATTCCGTGGAACTCTTGATCAAACCACACTCGTTACATTTGATCTTTTCTTCTGGTTCTTCGCGGGGGTGGAATCCTTCCTCTAAAAGAACCCTCTTTATTCCAGTTAAACGCTTCACCACGGTGGAGTGATCTAGCTCCAGCACTTGAGCTATTTCTTCCACCGTCCACCCATCGAGTCGTTTCTCGACGATTACACGATCCAGTGGCTCTAGTTGGAAGTCCTTAATGAGGTCATACTCATCATAGGTGTATCTTGGCGCACCAGAAATATCCAGACCCGAACTCAAAGATACGATAATCGGCCGCACGCCCTTCTTTAGTTGAACTGGCATCCTCGTTAAGGAATCTTCCTCAGGATCTGGATCTACCAAATCACGAGTGCGTGGTTTGTGTACTACACAGTCCGACACCACGAAGTTCTTACAGGCACCTTTGCACCTTAAGAAGACAATCGCCTCAGGATTCTTATGCTCTCCATCGTGGGTGTTGGCGAAGACTGTTAGTTCCTCGTAGGCCAGCATCAGCAACTCATCGTACAGATGCGGGTGTGTAGCCTTGAACAGATCAGCGGCTTTCTTAGCCGTGGGCATGAGTGCTTCGATGTTAATCATTGCTTCTTCCTTTTCAATACGGCCACAACATCAGACTGGATAATCCGTACTTCTCTGCTGTCCAGATGCAGGGCTTTGATGCTGTGATCACTAGCTGCCAAGCACACGTGAAGATCCAAACTCCCTGGTCCTACGAATACCTCTCCGCAGGCCGGTTTCCGTACTCCAAGAATAGTATATCCCCCAACATCTACTGGCATTTTAGAGAGTAGAACCTCGAATCTGCGGTCAATCATGTCCGCAATAGGATCGCGTCTCTGGTCCTCTGCTTTCGGAGGCAGACCCTGACACTCAAGTGTATCATGATTATGGAGTTCTTTGATTACCTTTAAGTAGTAAATTCCAGTAATCTCTCTGGGTGTACTGTGACTACTGGGAACAATTGAGGTTACACCATTATAGCCGGCAGGCCACCCATCATGCAAAAATCCAGAGTAAAACAACGCTTTGTGCATAGGATTACAGGCGTCCATACTCACATCCACTAGATAGAGCGTGTGAGGCTTCCATCCCCCTGCTGGAGGAAAGATCGTTTGTGTCATGGTTCTTGGATCTTTAGTTTTCATTGCTTCTCCCAACAATTCTGACATATTCGTCAGCAAGATCTTTTCCGATCTGGCTAACCAACCACAACCGCCCGTCGTCGCTTACTTTATATCTTTCTGCTTCGTGTTGATTACTGCCGCACTTGCCAAAACCGTGCTTCATACCAATGGCACAATAAGGTTCCTCTTGCTCTACCAGCCTCTTTCTAACCTTAAGATTGCGCCAGAGCCACAGATCCAAGAACGGATCATTTTCTCTAGGCCACCGGGTAATCATTCCCCAACGGAAACCGGTGGTATATAGTGAACTGTGCGACGGAGTGTGGCGAATTCTAATCCTGGCCGTAGGTAGATGATAGTTGACCGTAGGTGTAAGACCTATCAAGTCCCCTGGGATTAGGGTCATGTTTCGGATGTAGTCTGGGCTGTACCAGTCATCATCTTCCATGATTAAGACCAGATCATGGTATCGGCACCTATTGATCCCAAGTTGAACCCGCCTCACGATGTCAACTCCATCACTCTCTGGTGGATCATTAACCACGATCCATTCATCAGGTGGATAGGTTTGTTGATCAATGAATCGGGCCAACAAATCCAGAAACGGTTTACGTTCCGGACTGCGGTGGGGCGTTATTACAGATACTTTCACTTAGGATTCTCCGGTATGCTGCATCGGCAGTTTCGATTTCAGTCTTAACACCTAGTTTTTCTAACGCACGCTGTAGCGTTATGGCGTCAGCCTCGCTGATTTTGTCTGCACGGAAGATGTTTGGAACGAATCCATTTACTTCCACACACCAAAACTTACTTTTGTTTAGGACTACTACGCGATCTTTCATCGAGGATTCCCCTGAGCGCGACCATTTGATCAATGGCATCCGACCACGCGCTATGCTGATTGGTATAGAAAACCTTTTCACCCTCCAACAAAGTCCGAAGATCTCGCTCCTGCCGATAACTCCAATTAGGTGTAATAGCGCAACGGGCCATTGATTCTCGAATAATCACTAAGTCGAACTGGGGAGACTTAGCCCACACAAGATCGCCGGCGTGAATGTACTGATTCATTTCCCACAACGCACTATTGAGCGGAATTGTTCCTCCGAGTGTAATATTCTTTCCCCACCACTTGAGGGTTGCGGGTTCAATAATCCCACCAGCGGTTTCAATATCTATTAACCAACTATGGCTTACGATCTCATCCCCAATTAGACGAGCCATGCCGATTTGCAGAATCGGGGCGGTGGGCTTAATACCCAACGTCTCAATGTCGATCATGATATTCATTCTTTGATCACCAGTGCTGCGAGACCACGCCCCACGTGAAGCGCAGAAAGTTCTGTTACCAACAACTTACGATATTCTGTATCGACGACTACCTCGTCAACCTGTGTTTCCTTACCATCTTTATCTATCTTAGTTACTGTGATTTTCAACTTCATTCTATCTCCCTATATACAGCTACACTACCATCGAATCCTGAAAATGCAAACTCCCGATGTGGTACGCGCTCTCCAAGAGTTTCTTTTCCTATTGGTAGAATACTTTGTTCTAATGGTACTCTAATGATTCTCCTTTCCAACGGCTCAGCTACTTCGTCCATCTTACTACATCCGCAGCGGGTAATTAGTTTAATCCTCATAGCACTACCTCGTCATGTCCGTGTTGGGTCTGGTCTAATAGACAAGACGTAACTTCCCGACCAGATTTAGAACAAGACATATTCAATGAACAATCGTCGCACTTAGCCTCTGGTTCTTTTCCAAAGTAAACCGTGTACGGTCCTCGGGGATAATCATATACAACGTTCACCACGATAGGCCAGTGCTTTGCCAGTACACGCTGTCCCCGCATCCCATAGATGATTTTAGGTGTCCTGTCTCCTCTACGGAGACCAGGATCAGACTGAAAGCCTACAGCTTTAATCCTCATAGATTAACTCCCTATAGTCCTCCGTGACGACCACTGAGATTTTGGAGGGGCCACGCATGGCAATTACATTAACTCGCCCGCTCCGCCACGCCACATACGAGTCGCCGGTGTGTACCTTTAGGTAGTTAACTAGATCAGATATTACTTTGCTTACACTCTCTGGTGGAATTGCTGTGCCCTTAGCCCAGAAGTCTCCAGAATCTTCATCTGGAATGGAACAGAGCCTTCCCACATACTTCATACCTAGATCGGTCGTCCGGAATAATCCGTCGCTCAACAGCTCCAAAGCACCCAGGCTTTGCCATCTTGCAATAGCTTGTGCTACGCTGGGAGTATTGATGTATGGATGATGCTCTGTATGGTAATGATACCATATCAAAACTTCGATGTCAACGGGTCGTTTCATGATTATTTCCTAGGCAATAGATCATTTAGCATCCTTGCCGCGATATGTGCAGCCAGATCTTCACAGTCTGCTACCGTCATTAATGGATTTAACACTTCACCACTGCCCCACACCACGTTTGAGCCATTAATCTTATTGCGCTGAATCCACTCGCGGGTTTCAGCGAGCCACGCACCACCGCACTTCTTTACGTCACAGGCAAAGATCATGGCATCTCTCCTCCGCCGCGCCTCTTGAATCGCCTGCTTTATCCCGCCTGGAGCTTGTATGGCAGAGATTAACTCCCCGATTGAGGGAGTAATCTTCTTATCGGCACCACCCACCTTACGTATGTGGTGCTCTTTTAGCAGCTGTTCCTGATGGGCTTTTTCTTGTTCTTCGGAGGTCATTTCAGTCTCCCAGTAATCAGCCATCGAGCATCAATTTCCGGCAATGCCGCCAATAATTTTCTAAGATTATCGAGACTTGGTTCTCTGTTACCACTTGTGAAGTGGGATATTGTAGTTTGATTCAGTCCGCTAAGTTTGGCTAGGCGACCGTTGCCCACACCAGTAACCCTCATTGACACCAAGAGCCGTTCTCCAAAGCTGCTGAAGTTCATATAAGCACCAGAATTTCCACTCCAGGATTACTGTCCGCTTGATCAAGGGCAGTTGGCCAATCGCCACCTTGAGCTTTCAGATCCTCCCTGTCAGTGTGATCTCTTTTGAGAATATTTACTTTTCCATCGTCTCCACGGAAAACCTTTATGACGCAATAGTGTGTTAGGCAGTTGATTATCCGTGTTACATTTCTAACTCTATGGCCCGTGACTACGTCCTTACCGCCACGGTAGCAAACAGTTACTCGCTCTGGTGAACCCTGCCTGCGGAATAACTCATTTGCTTCTTCGGCAGAGATAACACCCGCCTGATAAAAGTGATTAATCTCCTTCATTTGATTCTCCGCATCGGTCCACCAAAGGTGTCCCGCACATAGATCCTACCCTTAGAATCCTTAGTTACCAATCCATTCTCCGACCGTGCGGGCATCAGAATCCGGCGTTTGGAATTTTGACGGCGAGCAGGAGCATCCGATGTATTTGATCCTTCTTGCATAGTGCTTCCTCACTTTCACCGGTTAGCAGTATCTTTTTAATCTTATAGACCGCAAAGTCAAGATACACAATATCTTCGCGATCATTTCTCGGCCACGACACGTGAACTGAACCATGGTGAATCATTGCGCCATAGAAGCTACTGATCTTTTCATCGCATCGAAGCGCGCAAGCACCTTCTTGCGGGCCAACGCAAATCCTTCTTGACGACCTTCTTCGCGAGCATCTTCCAGAAGGCTCCTGATGAAATCAAGCTCACCAATTCCAAACGGAAATGTGCGCGATGTTACATCTGTGTTTCTAAGCGATACCGTCTTACCGTCGAAGATAATCATCACAGTTTCTCCAGAGCCGTAAGCAGTTCCAGACGATAGTTTTCAAGCTCCACCAAACTACCAGTGTAGGCCTCTCCGTGTACTTGCTGTTGGCGGATGTTGCTTTCAACCATACGCAACTCAGAGATTAATAGTTCAGTAACTCTGCTCACAGTTCAAACTCCTCTCGCATACGGACTACAGTTGCGCGCGGAACATTATGCACCGACTCGAACTCTCCATTAGCAACGATTACCAGCTTACTGTTGGTTCTCAACCGAAGATACGGATAGGTGTGGTGCTTCTTGATGAAGGTGTTACACACCACGACATCATATCCCTGATCCAGAAGTTCCGTTGCCCGCTTCAAGCAGTCAGCATGAGCATCCGGTAGCTGTGTGGGATCGAAGAAATAATCACCGTTATCATCGGTGAAATATTGATCAGCCTCACACAGCCTGTAGTTGGGAAAGAGTCGCTTTGCGAGCGTCGTCTTTCCACTACCAGGCAATCCGCGAATTAGAACAAGATTCCGCATAATCATTCTCCCCAAACGTATTCTACCTTTGGTTGAACTGTCCAGCCGAACTGACCGTACCAAACAGGATCTTTCCACAATAAAGCAGCTTGGTGGCTGCGATGAATTTTCCCTCCAATCCACGAAGGATTATCGTAGCACATTACATACTTGGCCATCAGCAAACCAATCTCCCACGCCACAGAATCCGTGTAGCCCCGGCACTCCCACTCCTCGCAACAAACGATTGTGTAGTGAGCAAGAGCGCCGGCATAACCACGCCACATCCTAACCGCGGGGTGATTAACCCAACCTTTGGACTGGAGGCCCACCAGAATCCGAAGAATCTGGTAAGCCTCCACGCGCTGCTTTCCAAGGCGAGCACGGTCAAGCGTCCTCGCAGACTCCAAAAAGTCTGGGTATGGTAGAAAGGTCTGCATTTCGGATTACCGTATCGAAGTATTCCCAAGGATAATCCATTTCGGATATGTCGATTAACCGGAACGGATCTTTGGGAGACTCCCGAACAAGGTCGAACGAAGTTACTGATCCCTCAGCAACAACTTTCCACCCATCAACTCCAGGAGTTATTCCTTCTAGGCTCATCCAAACAACTTGTCGAAACAAGCTCCACAGGTTTTGCTAATCAAAAGTTCCCGCTCGTCAACGCCCAAATATGGGAACGCGTTTTGGCAGAGCTTAACTCCGCGCTTCCAATCATAGTAATCTTTGCGCCTAACCGTGATTTGGAAGTCCTTCTTGCAATCCCTGCACACGACTGTCAGCTGCGTATCTAATGATGTCAATTGCTTTGGCATTGATTCTTGCCCACCTTTCACCTTTTTTGAACACATCATACCACAACTGCTTATCGTCTGTCTTGACTGGAGCGATCATGCTAATATCTTTCACTCCAAGACGATAAGTGAATCCACTACGTAGATATATGCCTATTACTTGCATCGGCGAATGATTACCCGATCCTGCACCGTATGCAGCAGGCGGCGAGGTTGATCTTCCACTGGAGCGTTTTGGGCTACTGCGTAGAAGGCACCCAGGCCGAACACGCAGTAGTATTCGTTGCCGTCGCGGTCGATAATTACGTCGCGCTCGAAGATTTCACGCCCCGTGGAGTCCAACACTCCAGAGCCGTAGTCTAGTTCGATTTCCTCGGCGTCGTGAACCATATCATCCTCGTCGATGATGGACCCACAACGATGAATCACAGAATCAACACCAACCATCCGCACTTCATTTTTCAGCCATGCACGCACGTTCATTTTACCAACTCCAGTGCCAATAGTTAGGACACACAGACTCAAGAACATTCTTACCATTGGGGGTAATAGCCCCAGCTTTATTGAGGTATCCTTTCTTTGTTAGGGATTCTTTAACTTCGTTCCACCGTTCGAGAGTGATGCCCGTTTTCTTGTGCACACAATGGAAACGGTAGTTGGGGATTCCGGCGTATGAAGACTTGAGGCTACGAATCGCAGCAAGGACGATCTTCTCATCCTCAAGTAGCTCACCAGCCGGCGGTAGAGCCAACTGATTCATCGTCTCGGGCGCAACTCGAATGACTATTCCCAAGTCCTTCCCACAGGAAATGACATGCTGTACCACAGCGTATCCCACGGGAATGGACGGAAGAATCATTGTGGCTGGCTGGCACCAGTGCCCGCCACTCTCAGGGATGTCAATATGTTTACACGTTGCCAAGTCCATGAATACGTGCGTCGTGCGGCTACCGTCCGACCACGCGCTACGCAGATTAACCTGTCCCTGCGAAGGAACGATTTGAAACTTGCGTCCCTTATATTCGGGGTACGCTGTTTGGACGATTCTCTCAAGCGCGGGCGTCAGCTTATCTAGGTACATACAGAACCTCACATGCAAAGGCCGAGAATAATCAGAACAACAATCACAATAACAAATAGAATCATTCCTCCCAATTCACTAGGGTCACCGGCCACAACAAAGCGCCCCAGTCGCCCGAGCGCATACCATATCCTATTACCCACGCGAAAGAACGTGCCCGTGCGTGGGTGGATTTTCCAGTCTTTCATGTAGAAGATTTTCATTACTTGGCCCTCACAAACACAACGTACTTGCTAACTTTAGTTGGCTTCCTTTTGTTGATTTTGCGTACATACGCACGATCCAGAGCATGACAATTTAGCTTCAAATAATCCTCCTTGCCAATAATCAAATCATTGGCGTGATTTTTTGCATCCAATATTCCCCTTTCAGCATGGCGCTAATATAAGGTAGGGGCGCGGCTATGTCAAGCATAATTTTCACAACTATATTTTTGCAAAATAGCACGGACTGGCACACTTCCTGCTTTGCAATAATCAAATCACTGCGTAGATTTTACTTCAAACATCGACTTAGGGATTTCGCAAATTGTAACCTTTGGACCTTCAAGGGCTAGCACATCCCGACTAATGGAGCACGCAAGAATCAATACATGTTTCCCGTTTTCTACTAGATACTTGATCAATGGAATCATATCCCCGTTGCCGCTACCAAGAACCAGCATATCCAAACCAGGCATATCGCGAATCATTTCCACCGTAATACCTACACTCCAGCAGAATTTATACTTTACCTTACCGTCTCTGGACTTAACCACCTTGGTCTTTTCATAGACTGGCTGTATGCCAATTTCAGCTAATCTCTCTAGGAACTTGGCCGCTTCATCAGCTACTTGAGAACCGTACGCCCTTGCCGTTAGGACTGTGCCTAGATCCTTGATGAACTTCATGTATGCTGCGTAATCAAGTTTGTATTCCTCGCCATACTTGGTCTTGGCCGAGTAATACAGATTTGCGACATCAATATATACGCCGATTGTTTTTCTCATCGTGTCCTCAATATGCTTAGGTATTGGTGCCAATTCGGTTTGTCAAACAGTACTTTATAATCATCCGTTCCGGTCATTACCCACACCCCAGCGCCGTGTGATGTTAGCTGCGGGAATGTTTGGAGTTGCGCTGGTGTGAAGTGTGAGCCTACCATTCCAGGCAATTTACATTCTATCCACCTAATTCCATACATGCTATGGCAGGCAAATAGATCTGGAAATCCAGACTGGTACATGTTGCCGTGGGTGTCCTTAACGAACCACCCACGATCAGCCATGTATGCCTTAATCGCCTTTTGGATTTTGGACTCTCGCCTTACCATCGGGTGCCTCCATGATAATGATTAATATGGCCAAAGTACGGATGACCGAAATCAGCCCCGTGATTGTTATACCCTGTAGCTGCATCATTTTCAGGTCGGCCACTGCCCGCGCCACGTAGACCGCAGGATTCGAGGACTCATAAATAATCCTAGCTTCTTTGGTGGTCGGATCAAACCTAATTGCGCCTAAAACCTGCCTCAATGCTGTTTTGGTTATGTTCATAGCCTAAATCCGTATGCATAGACATGATCTTTATCCTCGGAAGTGAAGATCTTGCCGAAGTGCCGGCAGATCAAAACTTTTATTCCCTCGGCGGTGAATCTCCAATAGTCACTTGGAAATTCGTGCTTCGGGAATCCGATTCCAGGGACTGTAATTATGAGTATTCCTCCACCAGACATGCTCCCGTGTATTGCTGCAATCGTCCCGAACGGATCAGGATCATGTTCCAGCATTTCTAAACAGGTCACGCAATTGAATAATCCCAACCCCTCTGGAATGTTTTGACTGGTGCAGACTACATCAACGTTCGGGCCAGGTCGAGCATCTAATCCCGTATAGGGAATACCGCTCTTATCAAAGATATCTCTAACGGAACCATTGACGTCATATGAGCCTATGTCTAAAACCCTAGTGATGAACCTGCCTTTGACCACATTCTTAACGAACCTATGTACTTCTTTTGTCATAGTCTCACCACCAACCATGCTGCACCGATAACGTAATCGGCTAGCGGTTTGATGAATCCATGTGGATCGTAGATCTTTTGCTCAGTAGAATTCCATGCTACCATATGTTCTGGCGAACTAGAGCCTCTCTTGCAGTAGATTAGCGCATCCCTAGATTGCAGATATCCCACGAACCTGCGACTGCACACGGAACGGTCCCAAATAATCTTTGGGGCGCTTTCCCTGTTTGGTGCGATAGTCGGGAATAGTTCTACTTGAAGTAGAATAATCCCAAGATCGTAGGCCACGTCAATCAATTCTTGAATGTGTATTCCCCTTAGTTGCTTCTGCCCTTCCTGCTCAGGAAAAGCAACTTCGGTACCATCATGGCCCAGTCTTTTGATTATGTCCTCAGGACTACAATCGAAAGCCATAGCTGCTGCGTAAATCATGCACCGCGGACCTTGTTGCGTAAGTAGTTTCATACCTTTTTCTCCAGTACCGCTTTTTGCGTGTGATACCCGTTCCACCATGCTTTCGACAAGGGTGATCCCTTAGGGTAGGGACATTCCACACTCGTTAGGCTATTAGCTGCTTTGGCACCCTCATCCGTCGCTACACTTAGGCACCCCTTCAGCCAAAGAGCATGATCCTCTGGGTTTTTGGGGTATGGAGGCAGTTGTCCTTTCCTACCTTCTTCCATTATTTTATCCAACTTTTCGGATCTAGGTGGCAAATCTAGCTTAAATTCGGTCCTCGATTTAATCCACGGCTGCGAAAGATTACCTAGATCAGCGGGAAGTAGATCTTTCTTGATACACTCTTCATTGTGTATGATTCCCATGACGTTGAACGCCACCGCCGCGGCATGATCCTCATCACGATCTCCCTTAAAGAGTTGTACCAGGTGTCGGAAGGCACTTTCCATGTATCGTGCCGTCGGTTGCCCCTTCGCCCAGTTATGCTCACCGTACTTAGCAAGCCCCTTCTGCATGTGTAATCCAAGGCGCTCAAGAAAGTAGGGGCTAATGAGGTCGGGACGAGGTTTTCCTTCATTTGTATCTCTCCTTGATCCTGTTGGAAATTCTTCTCGCCTGCCCGAGTCTTTGACGATAAAATCACTCATCGCAACTCTCCAAGTAAGCGTTCAATTGTTCTTCCCAATCACATTCCTCCAAGTCGTTCGGATAATCATTGGGTGACTGTTGTTGCCAGAAATACTTAAAGCGTTCGATTTTGTATAACTTAGTTTCAATGAATTCTTCTAGTTTCATACTTTGCTCCTAATCGTTAGATACCAATAATCACCTTCCTGCGACCACTCACCTACGTTGACTGATTTGCCAGTTTCGTCCTCTACTTCCACGAATCGTCCGACTTCGGGGCCAGGAAGTCCGTCAAACACAATCCGAATGGTTCCTTTGCTTACCTCTTCCTTGGATAAAACCACCTTGTCCTTATAGGAAGGATCATATGCCTTGCGTAGATTAGCTGGTACAGGCAGGTTCCTATGTTCCAACATGTTGATTAAAGCAGTATTTGAGTCAATCAATTCGCGATTTAACTGATCAGCGAACTTCAAACTGTTCTTGAGGTCGTCAATCTCTTTGACCGCAACCTTACCACAACGCAGAGCGAGCCGACGACGCCAAATATCCAAGGCGCCAGTTGGTTCTGCTTGTCCGCTAGAGCGGCCACCATGCCAGCCACTCTCAGTCCATCCAGTCAAGAGCTGATTTGCAACATCTTCTATCACGTCATCTTCACAAGCAAGATACGTAGCGATTAATCGCTTATCATCAAATGATAATTGTTCCAAAATGTCTTGCAGCGAGATTTTAAGATAGTCTTTTTCCAGCGTTGGTTTCATTTCCTACCCCAAGGATTATTTGTATCCACTGACATTGGCTGCAGCGGATTGTTAAATGTCAATACCATGACCCACACCCTGCCAGTAACTAGTAACTTGATTCTTTCCCGCCAAGAAAGTTTCCAACAGGAAATCACCAGTCCTTCAGAATCTTTGTACGCGGGTAACGGGTTATACTCTGACTGATCCTTGGCGTAAACGACGGTCTGTTGCTTAAATGGTACCGGTTTCATTACCATATTCCATCCCGATGCTCAATCTTGAGAGCACCTAGATTGTTCTTTATATACTTGCCCACCGGATCAGAGTCAGCTTTTTCCTTTAGGCCATTGGACCACAACCAATGCAGGTACGATGCGGGGACATCCTGCATCAATTTGCCCATGTGCTTTCCATAGGGCATCCGATCCATGTCCTTTAATCCAGCCACTACTGGAGTGACCCATTGCTTAACCTTAGAAGCAAACCCTGGCCCAGGTTGAATAATCAACGTAGACAATCCACGACCCTCGGCCAGCTTAATTTCCATAGCCACGCCGATTGATTCCTTAAATCCTGGAATATTTAGAACTACAAGATGCGTACAGACTAACATCATCTTGGAGTTATGTTCTTTCCAATATTCCCATGTCTTGGGAAGTCCACCTGATTGGGCCAATAGATGTCCGTGGGTTATCGGTGAGTATACCAATAATCCAAACTGCATTAGGTCTGCTGCGGCTTTGGTTACTACGCGAAAACGATCCTCCCGAACGAGAGGATCTTCGTGACTGTATGGTGTTGCTAAGTAGATCATACCATTCTCTCCAGTTTCTCCAAGAATTCTTTCATCTCCCTAGCTGTTAAGAACGGGTGCATTTCCTGAATTAATTGTGCTGGGTAGGTGGAAGGAAGCTCGTTCTTTCTCAACAGGTCACGAATAATCCTCCGAAGGGCTTCCACATCGTAGGCTGAGAAGGCTTCAGCTTCCAACCTATATTGCGTAAACGCTATCCAGCAATCAGGAACAGCCTCAGACACAAATTGTGTTATGGCTTTAGCGTATTCTCTGATTTCCTGCTGTGCCGTTCGATGCAGTCTCTTCTCCAAGAAATGGAAAAGATTATGCAGGTCAATCTTCCAGTATGCTTCCGTATATGTAGATAGAGGAAGATCCTTTCTAGCTTGTTCCCTAGCCACACCCATAGCCAGGCGCTCTTTGTAAACACACCTTGCTAGGTCGTGCAATTCCAGTTCTCTTACGCTAAGGTGTTCCTGCGGATCATCACTTAATCTCAGAGCATCCTTACTAGGCCAGTGGATCGGCTCCATTCCAGATCCCTGTCTATTACCTTTTGATTGTCCCCGCCAGTACTGCGTCAGGGCCATAGAATCAATGGCCTCTGAGTAGCGAGTAGAATATTCGTTAACATTGGCTGTTCTATGGCGAATCCATTGCCGCCAAGTATCCATTGGCACACGCACATGAAACTTAAACTCCACCATTTCAAATGGCGTAGTGTGTCCATGCCGCATCAAGTAATTAATCAGCGTGCGATCATCCGAGGGGGTTTTCGTGCCCGCCCCGTACGACACTCTAGCGGCCTGAACAACGGAATGATCATCACCCATTACGTCCACGAGTCTGACGAATCCATCAGGAGCGACTGGTACGTTTGTGGTCACGGATTGCCCTCTTTAGGTTAGCTACGTTGAACAAAGCTGGCCGATTCTTAATCGACTCCAGAAGTTGATTAACCGCATCCTTAAGCATCAACGCTTCCCGAGTATCTCCATAGTCCTCGTACATTGAGTAATAGAGATCCCACTGAGATTCCGAAAGTAAACGCCTTACACGCACCGCACCCAGCAAGGTGGATTCTTCAATCTCAACGATCCACCGATGTGCTTCATTTACTATTGGCGCTGGTATGTCGGAGTGATCAACAGTTTCAGTTACTTCCATGCGTCGAAAATGTTTCGTATGCCTAAGCACGGTGGAGTTAATCAACTCACACACCTTGCTGATGTGTTGCAGCTTTTCTTCTTTCTTCATATTCCTCTATCTCCTGTACTAGGTCTAGCTTACTCAGTCGTGAGTAGTTTGTTATCTTAAGGGTCTTGGCCCGATCTTTCAGTTCGACCGAAGACATTTCTCCAATAGACTTTTTGTTATGGAACTTAATCCAGTCAGCCACACCCTCCTTATTACAGTCTCGGATTAGCTGCCTCAACGTTTCTAATTCAGCCTTGGATGACTTAGCTACTAGAATCCCGAAAGTAATTGACCGAACTTGTGATTCGATAGATCGCAAGTTTAGGATTCTTTGATGCACTAATTGTTCAAATTCATTCATCCTGCCCAGTCCTTTAGATGTGTGTTCCAAGTCATTGCCAATAAAGGCACGAGTTTCTTATATTCTGAAATGAAATCGGTGACTACTTTCTTGGCATCGTCCACATAGGCCGGTAGTGTCGGTGCCATCACTTCGTCATGAATGTTCAACAACATAATTCGCCAATGATTAATCCCAGACGGCTGCAACTCCCACAATCTGCGTTGCAGCTTTTTCGTTAGCTGGGCACCTGTGCCTTGAATCACATGATTACCCGCTGCTCGCATGTTTGCTGCTTGGAGTGCAAAAGCCGAAGCGTACAAGGCAGATTGTACGGCTCCGGCCACAGATTGTTCTCGATCCCTACGCTTAACACGAATCTTGATTGATTTCCACTCGGGAGGCGGTTTGTTGGCTAAATCATACAGAAACTTACAAACCATGTTCTCTAGCGTGAAGTAGCGCCTAAAGCCAAGCATTGTCTCGATATAATCCTTGGGATCAGCCCACTCGACCTGAGTACCAATTCCGTTGGGTTGGCGCATGGAACAGAACATATCGAAGTATCGTTGGCGCTCTTTTGCAAAGGTAGTGTATGTGGACAAAAATCTATTCATTGCTTGCAGAGCAACGTCGGGAGGAATACCCACGCGCGTATGCAGTGTGTGTTCGTTCCCCATATAGATTAATGCGAACACACCATTCTTGCTACGCTTATACTTGTCCTTCTCGCCGCCAAGGCCGTTAGTGGCGCATACTTCATCGTAGGTCATTGGCGGGAATAAGAATGTGCCAAGAATCCCATGGATCTTTTTGCCACTGAGAAGTTCCTCACGCAACTTAGGATCACTATAGACGGCATCTACGATGTTTACCTCGAAGCTGTCAAAGTCCCCGCCATTTAAGATCATCCCATCTGGTGCCAAGGGAAACTGCTTTCTGATTCTTTTTTCTTTATTAATTCCTTGCGCGTTCAGCCCGCCACCACGACCCGACATGCGGCTTGATAGTGCGCCAATTACCTCAAAGCTGGCATGGAATCTCCCCGCCATAAGTAACTTGTCATAAAGCTGTACTTCCTTGTGAGCATGGCGGGCATCCAAAATCTCGCGGGCACGCTCGGCCGCGGGGTGTGGCTCCGTTGATTCTTTGATCCCGTCCTCACAGTTAATGCAGCCCTGTCCCTCACAATCTGGACATACTGTGGATTTAGTCCAACGAGAGATTTCTTCTAGCAAAAGTGCTTTAGTCGACACTTTACCATCGACCATTAACGCTAACTTCTCATCACCCATCACTTCTGACAGATACCGATAACAAATTTCAGAGGAATTGAAGTTAAAGCGATCCTTCAATTCCTTTACCTTCGCCAGAGCCTCGCGGCGCAACTCAATAATCCCAGGGATATTGATCTTGAGGCCACGCCACCTAACGGCGGCAACCATGCAGGCTAGGATACTGTCGTCGTCGTCTACTTCTGGACGCCCGAAATGCTCGTATAACTCGCGTAAGTAGATAACGTCATTGGCTGCATACTTCCTAGCCAAAGGATTAAATCTCCAATAAGAAATATGGCTATGAATAACCTCCGGCCAAGTGCCGCGCCAGTTGCCTGGGCCAGTACGGACATATTTACGATTCTTTCCGATGAAGCATCCAGCCGTAGCGAACGGGGCGTAGCCGTATTCAACTGGCTTTAACTGTTCTGGCAAAGCCACGTCCTCGAAGGTAGTGATGTCAAGATCAGGATGAAGGGCATCCTTAACTAGAGCCTTGAGGCTGGTGGATGGAGCAAACTGTAAAACGACATCCTTGAAATCAGCATTAATGTCGCCTAATCCAGTTACAATATCGCGCACCTTCCATCTTGTAGAATTCTTTCTCTTGGAAAAATTAATGTCTCGAAACTTGATTGTAGAATCAAGGAGTGCAGCCAATTTATAGGCCAACACCGAGGGTACGCGCTTGATAACGATGTCATCACGGTCCATCGTCGATTGATATGGACCCTTGCGTGCGTGCAACATGAGATCCAAAGCGTGCGTGGGCTTCAGACAGTAGCCATCGCGGGCTTTTGATTCTACAGAGGCCACTTCTTCTGGATCTGGCAGGGCGTCCTTATCTTCCAGAAGGCTGAAGGTGGTGTATAGTTTGCAGATATGGAACCAATCAAATGCCAGATTGAAGGCGACCACACCACCTTCATCGAGGCAAATTGATTCTATCAGTTCAAGGGTATCCTTAACAGGACGTTCCCACGGGCAGAACAATTCCACTTCGGAATCGTCCTTGGCCCACTGAATCAGAATCGCAGGACCATGGAACCCACAGGTCTCTGTATCCAAGTATATCATATAATTGACTATTTAGAAGGTTGTTTCTTCTTCGGGAATCAAACTCTCCATTTCCTTGTACTCCAATCCTTTAGAGTCGCACCTAGCCTTGATGTCATTTTCAAGTTCCTTAGTGCTGATTTCACCAGCCGCCCAAGCCAGGCAGCGAGTAGCGAAGCTATTGCCGAGATTATTCTGGATATGCGATTGCATTTCGAAAATCTCTGGCCGTTTACGGTGGCGCTTAGCATTGAGCCTAGTTTCCTTCGATTGGACTTGATGATCCTTGAGTCCACGTTGTTTTGCCGACTTCATTTCCCTAGCCTGCTCCAACGCCGCCTGTGGCCCACCGCGCCGCAAGGTCGTGTACAGCTCTCGGATGTTTGTTTGGTTAATCAACCCAGCCACAACGTCTGGATAGATGTCCTTGGGCAACGAAAGCAGCATGAATCGGATCTGCACCCACCCACGCGACTGTCCGATTAGGTTAGCCGTTTCCACTTCTCCGACGCCAAGATTACGCATACGCGCAATAGCTTTGGCTTCTTGTACGATATTGAGCTGTGCACGCAGAAGATTCTCTTTGAGATTCATCGACAGCGCGTCAACGTCAGACATTGGCGGCTGCACTTCTGCCTTAATCTCTTCTTGTTCAAGGGACCGGCAGCAGAACATTCTACGGAATCCGGCAATCAGCTTATACTTCTTGCCCCATTTAGCCTGTTGCTCAGGAGTACATTCGCATACGATAATCGGTTGCAGCAAACCATGCTGTGCAATATCACGCTGCAGATCGATTACGTCGATAGGTGCAATAGCACCACGGCTGTTGAATTCTTCGTCGATATGGATGTCAGCTATTCGTATATTCATCTAACTCTCCCATTGTTATGTCTTGCAACCGACGCTTCTTCTTCAGATTTTCCAGAATCAGTTTGTCTACCGGAAGATGCAAATAATCCTTAATTGTGCAGCCGCGATTATGATCAGCCCCAGGTCTGTGGAAGCGATCCTCAGCCTGCATACGAGCCTCACCCTTGAAGGTGTTGCTGTAGAACACTTCGGTGGGGCTGCCAGTTAGATTAAGGGCCATACCACCAGCTTCGGGGCTGCCTATAAAGCACAACCTAGGAATCTGCTGGCGGAGATACTCGAAGTCGGGATGTGATGCATCAAATGCATTTAGGGCTAGCCTAATTTCAAAGGGCTTATTGTCATATGTTGATGCGAAGAATCCACGACCATCCACCCTAAGGACTGCCCAGCCCTGTTGTTTGGCTAGACGCTCCAGTTTGTCTATTGTGCCAGTAAATCCTCCCCACACCACAAGGCGACCAAGATCGTCGTGAGCATCAAGTTCGTCGATGAAGTATTGATCCTTCGGGGAACTATCACTCTCGACCACTACTCGGGTAAATACTGGAACTTCCTTAGCTCCACCGCACTTATGGCAGGTAATCTCTTTCTTTACGTACTCTACCTGTTCGGTGTTTGGAGCCTGTGGATCGAAATCTTCCGGAGGAACTAGATCGATTATTGTGCCCTCTCCCTTACAGAGATCGCACGTCTCTACTCCGGTTTTCTGTGGCTGATACTGAAATCCATCCGACAATTCGCGCAGCAAGGTGAGGGCTTGAATTGCCGTTGCACACTGTTCCTTGATTAACTTAGCCGTCCGAAGAATCTCAACAGTGGGCTTAATCTGAATAATCTCGTAGCGTTTCTCAGGCAGGTCCAGGCAATCCTTCTTGAAGCGTACGAGCGTAAGTCCCTTCATTCGACGATACAGCTTTGCCACTTCATTTACAGACTTTTGGTAGTCATGATAATTCTCACCAGCTAACACATGATTAATATGGTCCTTCGGTTGCCCGCACACAGAACACTTGGTTTCATCGTCCAACCAAGTCACTATTTGTGCATACACACCACCAGCCGGAGATTCTTTTTCTTCAACCACAGACAATCTGCGTCGAAACTTGGGTAAATTTCCTTCTTTCAAATACCCAGGTCTAGCAATCTCACACTGAGACCACCAGTCAGCGGGGGACTTAGGTGCTGGTGTACCAGACATAAGGACGATTCTTGAGTTATCTCCCCATGTATCACGTACTAAATTGGCGAGTCGCAGGCACGCTTCTGTGCGTTGGGCGGTTGGATTCTTCACCTTGCTGCTCTCGTCGAAAGCAACCATTCTAGGAATCTCGATGTCCTTGCCAACCAGGTCGATGATGCTGGTAAGTTTTTCGTAGGTTAGATGCCTAGCTGGGAATACTTTAGCCTTCCATTTCTCGAAGTCTCGCTGCACGGCATAGATACCTGAACGCGGACCAACGTACCACAGATGATCTTTGGTACCATTTAGGAAACGTTCCGCTGATTCAATAAGCATCAATGTCTTGCCGGTGCCCATTTCGCAGGCAAGAATAGCAGAAGGACGGCTCAGAACGTGGGCCACGCCTTCGCGCTGATGATTATACAGCGGACGCTCGAAAATAAGTTCGGGCAACTCAGCTTCGTATGGAGCGTAGGGATTTCTTCCCTGCAAGAACTCAAGCTGGAACTGATTACGGCAAGAGTTTACAATGGACCACATCTTTACTGGAGGATCTTCGAATCCGTGCCACTTGGCTTGTTCCATTGCTTTAACGAATCCGAGAATCACCTTATTGTACTTGAACTCCAGCCAAATACGATGGCCACGATAGTGGAGTTTGACCGGACGCTTGTATCCATCAACTGTAAAGAAAGTTTCTACCGTAGTGTCCATGTTCCATCCCTATACGTATATGTGTCATCGTTTAATCTTACTCTTTCAAGCCTTGATAGGAGGGTACCAAAGTCCTGAGATTCTAGGTACATGTACAGTTCCTGTGCGAATATCCGCATGGGTTTAGTCCACTGGTGCTTAAAGAATCTGAGTAAAGCACCGAGAGAAAGACTGTAAAGAACTAAATAATCTTCGGTATCTTGTAGAGCACGAAACTCACGGTCGGCATCCTTAAATTGGCCCAGCTCCACACACAGGCGGCGATTAAGGATGAAAGAAATAGTTACGAAACTGTGCTCTGGATGAACACAGATTGCCCACGCTGCAGGGTTGGTGGTAGGAATAGCATTTCGATCAAGAATCCTAGTTGGATACTCGTCGAAATGATCCTTCATTAAAGCAGAATAGCCGCGCCAATTTGGTGCGGTCACTGCCATCAACTTGAACTTATAGTCTGGCATGGAATAATCCCCACCGAAGGGGTGGACCTATCAGCTAGGGCTATAGTGACAGCCACCCACTTCGGCAGAGAAAGTCTGTTACATTTCGCGGGTCGGAGCGGCTTCGGCCTTCTCAGGCAACTCAGTCTTAGGCGGATTATTGAACTTCTGCAGCTCATCCGTCAGAGACGGTTCCTGCGGAAGTGCTTCCACAGGAGGAATGGTTGAACAATCAATCGCGTAGATCGAGTAGTACGGCTTATACTTCTTGCTCTCAATCTTCTTCGATGTGAGTGTCACCATCTTACCGATTCGGCTGACCGCAAAGCCAGCATCCCGACGCGCCGTCTTTGTTCCGTAGAACAGCGTGGCGTAGGTCTTCCGGCTTGGAATCCAAACCAGGAAATCAACGCCATACATGGCCCCAGGCATTTCCCCTTCCACCTTCGTATCTGCCTTGCGAACAATGGCCTCGAAGACGGGATCTGGAACCTTCTTACCATCCCTAATCACTGGCTGACCTTCGGCATCCAGCAACACAGGAGAGTAGCAGAACACCGGACTCCCGTTAGGATCATCAATGGCCAGCGGACGAACGCTCAGAAGCAGAACATCCACGTTGGTCCCGAGGTCTTCCGTACTACCGCCGGTGACGAGTCCCCAGTGATTAATTGGGAAACTGCCATCCTTGCAGGAAGATGAAAACGCCGTGAATAATTGCAGACGCGGAAGGAACGATCCTTGCAGAATCATTCCAAGAGAATCTTCACCAATACGTTCGAGAATGTTACCCTTGGGCAGATTAACCAATGCTTCGTTACTCATGATTCTTACTCTTTTCCTTTTTCTTTACTCGTTTAGCGTATAATTCAGGGGGCGCTTTTTGTGTTTCCACAGCCAAGTCTGGTGGCCCACCCCCTGACTAACATCTAGCTCCCCGAGCTAGTCTTTACCTGATTATTCCTCGTCTTCGAGGGCGGCCTTGGCTTCCTCAGCTTCCTGCTGAGCCTTGCGGGCCTTCTCAGCCTTCGCTTCGGCCTTCTTCTTAGCAGCCTCAACACGCTTCTGCTCGCGCTCAGCCTCGCGCTGATCAAACGCAGCCTTCTGAACCTCGACCGACTTCGGATCAAGGTGCAGAACCCACTGCAGGGCGACCGTTGCAGCCGCCGCCGGATCGGTGATGCCACCAATCACGCCGCTGAGGTTGTTGATGTCCGCCGCCGCATCCTTAATCTCGCTCAGCTTACGCAGGTGAGCGACAGGCGCGAACGTGGGCGGTGCAGCATCCTTGCCTGCGCGCGAGGATTCACGAATCTCCTTCGCACGAGCCTGCACTGCCGGACCAAACTCCTCGAACTTGCTCGTCATGGCGCGCTCAACCCACTCAGGAATCTCCGACGCCGGAAGCTTCGTGAGTGCGAACGCGTTAGACAGAGGAATCTTGCCCTCGTTAATCAGCTCGGCAACCTTCGGGTTGTCGATCTTGTTCAGGCCGAGACGATTCTGGATGAACTGCGGGCTAGCACCCAGGCGATTCGCCAAATCCATCTCAGTCATCATCGGATTACGCGCAAGAATACGCCGAAGCTGCTTGGCGTACTCCATCGGCTTCGTGTCCACCTTGTGGAAGTTGGCCATGATCTGCATTTCGAGCAGACGGTCCTGATCCAGAGGACGCACCTCAGCGTTAATCTCGTCGAGGCCCGCATCCTTGGCGGCAGAGTAGCGATGCAGACCGTCGATAATCTCGTAGTACGACTGATTGGTCTCAGGATCGGTCTGAGGCCGCACGGTAATCGCACCAAAGAATCCAACGGAGCGCATCGACGCAACAAGACCCTGAAACGCCTCGCTCTCACGGTTGACAGCGCGCAGCGCAACAGGGTTCTCACGAATATCCGACAGCTTGATCTTGATAACTTCGCCCATGACTATTAATCCTTCTTCTACGTTGATTACTCTTGCTCGTCACCTATACGATTATTGTATCAGCACCCCCTTTCCAATAATCAAATCACTGTCAGCGGTCCTACGTCCGCCTCACGACTATACACGCGGATATGGGTAAATTGTGACTTACTGACTTTGCCCTACTATACCTTATATACATTTTGACTAACAACAAAATAAATACAATATAGTAGGTTATAGGGTCAAAAGTTAGTAATTCACAATTTACCCATATCGGCGTGTATAGTATTGGCAGCACTGATTTGATTATTGTACTAATCAAATCACAGTAAAGTTTTGAGGAAATAATCATGCCGACAAAAACTGAAGCTATAGCTAAGTGGTTAAGCGTATCCACACACCGCGATCTAGCGGATCTGTATAATCCAGACATGGAATGTCAGGTCAATGTAGCCCAGGATGAAGGCGAAAGAATCAGTGGCGAATATCGAGGACGCAAGTGGATCGGTTGGACAGATGGCATTACAACATGGAAGCCATTTAGAATTCCAAGAAATGCCTCTACCGATCCCGAATATGAAGATTCGGAAATCAAATTTGATCTTGCCAAACATGCCGAGGGAATAGGTCTTACTGGCTGGGATTGGAAGAATAAGCTTTCAAGGTGGGTAGCTTTCGATTTTGATTCTTTAATCAACCATGGTAAGGGATTAACTGTTTCTGAGTTGGACGAGATACGAAGAATCGCCTCCGAAGTTGAATGGGTTACGATTCGCAAGTCTACCAGTGGGCGCGGACTACACCTATACATATTCTTAGAGGGTGTAGAGACAGCTAATCATACGGAACATGCCGCTCTTGCTCGCGCGATCCTGGGTACGCTATCGGCTATAACCGGCCACGACTTCCAAGCTGCCGTTGATTGTTGCGGTGGAAATATGTGGGTGTGGCATCGCAAGATGTCCGGCACCGATGGTCTTACTCTAATCAAACAGGGGTGTGCCTTAAAACATATTCCCCCAAACTGGAAAGATCATCTTACAGTAGTGTCTGGAAAGCGCCGTAAGAATCTTCCACAGCAGATTGAACAATCGGCCATTGATCCAGACATCTTTGAGCAACTGTGCGGTCAGAGAGCTAAGATTCCACTGGATGAGGATCACCAAAAGGTAATTAGCTTTCTAAGAGACAATGATCTTCTTTGGTGGTGGGATCAGGATCATCATATGTTAGTTACCCACACCGTGCACCTAAAGCGTGCACACGAAGAATTACAGCTTCGTGGATTCTTCGACACTAACAGTCCAGCTACGAATCTAAATGAACAGAATTGCTTTTGTTTTCCGCTGCGTGGTGGCATATGGGGTGTGCGTAGATACACACTAGGAATCCAAGAACATGAGTCCTGGGAGCAGGATGGTGCGGGGTGGACTAGGTGTTATCTAAATAAGAAACCTGATCTACGAATCGCTGCACGCGCCGGTGGTGGTGTAGAAGACGACAAGTTTGGATTCAATTTCCGGGAAGCAGAAGTAATGCAGCAATCAGCTGCCTTGCTTGGCATTGACGTTAGGTTCGGAAAATCTTTCATGGGTAGACCGGCTCGCATGTCTGAACATAAGGATGGAAGATTAGTAATTAGCATCGAGCGTAAGGAAACAGACGACGGTTCAGAAATGCCTGGGTGGTTGGCTAAGAAGAAAGAATGGGTAAGAATCTTTAATGCCCAGACCTCCGACCCAGTGGAGTCCGAGGTTGGTAACTATGATGACCTAATCCGACATCTAGTTACTGGCGGTGGTGAAGACTGTGGCTGGATGATTAAGTCATCTAATCTGTGGCGCGAGGAACCGCTTACGCACGTCAAGCTAGCTCTTGGCTCCCTAGGATTAAAGCAGTCTGAGGCTAATACCATTCTAGGTCAAAGTGTTACTAATTGCTGGAAGCTTGTATGCAGACCCTTTCAACCGGAATATCCAGGTGATCGAGAATGGAATAGAAAAGCTGCCCAATTCCGATTTACTCCAACTCTCGACCTAGAGAATCTTTCTTATCCACACTGGGACAAGATATTGAAACACTGTGGAGAGGGACTGGACGAGGCTGTACGTAATAATCAATGGGCTAGAAGTAATGGAATAATGACGGGAGCAGACTACCTAAAAGTATGGATTGCTTCTCTATTTCAACACCCGAATGATCCATTACCATATCTATTCTTATACAGTGCAGAACAAAATACTGGAAAATCAATTCTGCATGAAGCTCTTAGTCTACTGGTCACTGGTGGATATGTTAGAGCTGATGCTGCCTTGGTATCACAGGGTGGATTCAATGCAGAGCTTGAGGGCGCAGTAGTCTGTGTTGTGGAAGAACTAGACCTACGCAAGAATACGAGCGCGTACAACCGAATTAAGGATTGGGTTACTTCGAGAGAGGTATTAATCCATCCAAAGTTCGCTACTCCCTACCAAGCTCCGAACACAACACACTGGATTCATTGTGCTAACTCCCACAATGCCTGCCCAGTATTTCCAGGCGATACCCGCATAACTATGATGCGAGTGAAACCGCTCGATCTGATAGAATTGATTCCAAAGAAGAAGTTTCTGGCTGCTCTTGAAAAGGAAGCACCTGACTTCTTAGCAGCCATTCTAAGTTTGGATATTCCAGACTCGGCTGATCGTCTAAATGTGCCCGTAATCGTAACGGAAGATAAGCTGGTGGCCGAGCATCTGAACAAATCGCCAGTTGAGCTATTCTTGGAAGAACACTGCAAACCGGTGGAAGGCTGTAAGATTAAATTCAGTGAATTGTTCGAGCGATTCCAGCAGACTCTTGATGCAAATGATTTTTCGAAATATACCAAGCAGGCGTTTGGTAAAGACCTTCCACCTATGTATCCCAAGGGTCGATCTACGACGGATGCGCAGCTGTATGTTGGAAATATTGCTTGGAAGACAGACGCTAATCAATACGCTGGTAAATATGTCTTAAAAGACATATACCTAGTTAAAAGAGAGGAGGCGCAACTATGATCTCGGAGATCCTAAAGAAGCTTCCTCAAGATCAGCAAAAAGCGATTCGTGAAGCCTTTGACTCGGAAGTATCCTTCATGCTCAAGTTAAAGGACGGATACTTTCTAGGAGTGCATCTTCTACCGCATGAAGACTATACGATTATTGAACAGGTTGGTGTTTGGACTTACGGGACACTGAAATCTGGAGGACAGATAGCGTGAGAGTGCTATACAAGAAACGGCCCTATGAAGCCGTCAGAATTAACGGTACGTTAGAGCAAGCTGAAAGACTCTGCATCGAACTCAAACATAGGGTATGGCCACACTACGATGGCACTAGATTCTTAGAGGGAATAGAAACCGAGCTACAGGAGATTGGCAAGGAAGGAGAGTGGCTGATTTGGGATCACAAGACAATAATGGTCAAGAAGAATCTTAGAGGATTTAAGCATGAGTGATGCACTTAGTATTCTGGAGGGGCTGGATGCATTGGACCGATCCAGTAAGCAAATAATCCGTGCCCCATTTCCTTATGTTGGTGGTAAATCTCGGACGGTCAATAAGATCATAGCCAGATTGCCCCCACACACCACCTATGTTGAACCATTCTGCGGCACAGCAGTAGTGTTGCTGAACAAGCCCGTCTCAAAATTAGAAGTAATCAATGACATGGATTCCGGTATAGTATGTTTCTATCGGTGCCTTAGAAACGACGCCCTAAGAGATAGGCTAATCGACTTAATCAGAAACTCTGTACACGCCCGCGAAGAGTGGGTGTTCTGTAAGGAAACCTGGGAATCAACACCAGATGACGTTGAACGTGCTTTCAAATGGTACTATGTTGTTAATTACTCTTTTGGTGGACTTAGCCGTAATTTTGGTCGCGCATTAGTTCCGCGTGGCATATTCGCTGGTAAGATACAATCAAAGATACCAGAATTTCACCCAATAGCTCAACGATTAAAGAACGTTCAGGTAGAGCATATGGATGCTTTACAGTGTATCCGTGAATACGACGGAATGGACGTTTTGTTCTATGTAGACCCACCCTACATCGAAGGGGATCAATCCTGCTATAAAGCCAGATTTGACAAATCAAGACATGTAGAATTACTTGATACTCTTTTTGCCTCGAAGGCAAAACTGGCTGTATCAGGATATCATAATCCGCTGTATGATAAGTATCCGTGGACAGACTCCTATTCCTTCACGGTTTACCAATCAATTCAGAGCGAAGGCACAGGAACTAAAGTACAGTATGCTGGCGTAGAAGCACGCGGGCACGGAAAGGAAATGTTATGGGTAAGAGCATGATTCATTGGAACGGGGATATGGCCTGCGCTTTCGACACCGAAACCTCAGGCACAGATCCAGATTGGCATGAGATTGTTCAAATCGCCGCACTTCCGCTGGACTCTAATTTTGATCCACGGAACGATGTAATGCCTTTCTACGTTAACATGAAACCTAACCACCCTGAACGGGTAGATCCAAAGGCCCTACGAGTTAGTGGACTTAGTCTTAGTGATCTAATGACCAGAGGACTAGATCAAGAAAGAGCACGCGACCTATTCTTGGAATGGGTTGACGGGCTAGGATTACCATACACCCCAGGTGGGTATCGGAAACGGCTAATTCCAGTCGGACACAATTACTTCTTTGATAGAAACTTTATTAGTCGCTGGTTGGGACAAGAAACCTACGATGAACTAATCAGCCATTTTGCCCGCGACACTATGACAGTTGCGGCCTTCTTGAACGATAATTCTGCGTTCAAGGTTAATCCTCCACACTTCCAGAAACTAGACCTGCGCTATGTGTGCTCGAAACTAGGCGTAGAGAAATATGATCGCCACGATGCGCTGGAGGACTGTGCTATGGCCGCTAGAGCCTACAAAGCCCTGGTCTCTAAGGGCGAATGGTGTGTGTAAGAGAATCCGGCCTCGGCTATGGCCTGTTCTAGTTTTACGCCATGGCCTATGAATCTTTGTACCGGTCCCCACTTACGGGGATCGGTACCTAGACATTTAGCGTAGTCTGTATTACCAAACATCCCATCAAAAGCGACTAATCGTACACCAGTGGCTCCACACATCCTCAATAATCGTACGGCCGCTACTGCTGTTATGCAACTTCCACTACGGACACCAAGATCATGCCTAGTGAACAACATCCGTCTAGGATAGTCTGCGTACTGGTGGGCTGCACGCACCGAAACAATCAGTGTAGCTTTCTTGGGTCGAGCCTTGCCCTTCAAGAAAGCATCTTGAACCATGCAGAACGTAGGATTGTCCAATCCTAGGGATTCCACCTTCACTATCGAATCATTGACTGCAATGATTGGTATATGTGCCTCAAACCACCACGCTTGAATACGATCAAGTGTTGGTCCTTTGCCCACCAAATAGACTTGCTTGCCGGAGAACACCTCTGTTAGATCGGAGAGATTCTCTTTAGTTAGTGATGGTTTAATCCATCTAAGTTCATTTGGCAACCTGATTAGTTGACTATCTAAAATCTTTTCTGCCTGAAAATGAGATCGGCTAAGTGCTACGGTCCCATCTGGACATTCAATTAATCTTGTGCCTTTGATCTTTGCGGGATCGAACAGGTGCTGCATATATTCCTCGTAGTCTTGTGTTTGAACTTGTCGCAATAAGCTACCTTCCTAGTACCGCAACAAGAACTGTACCTATTAATCGTTGATCTGTAGGGGCAAGGAACCATCTTCACTACGAAAACATGCGGATCTTGAGTAGGCTCATATCCCTCCGGACACTCCTTTGGAGGAGAACTACTCCTGACATAGACTAGGTATGGACCTACTCTACGAGTATTAGGTAAACTCTGAGATACCATGACCACAGTGTTCCTTGATGCGGTGCTTCGACCGTTATCTTAATCTGTGTTCCATTAGCGTCAGCCTCACCCTCTACTGTCGCAGAGTCCACCACCCAGCCCGTATCAATCAATACGTTACGGGGTGGATATTCCACTACGAATCTATCTGGAACAGCGCCGTGCCCGTCATAGGAAAAGTACCATTTAATCTTTCGTAGAGTTTCTCCAGGCGGGATTTCATTTGCGAAGTCTAAGTCCCAGACTCGGGCTGCCTCAAGTCTCTCACCTTGACCGTACTCAACGAACATCAAGTCATATTCGTTGCAGCAACACTCCGACATCAACTCACCGTTGGGGTGGGTCAGGTGATGTCCGGTAACTTCGCTATAGTAGAGTTGCATATTAGCTAGTCGGTGGACACGGACTTGCACGCAGCAGTTCTTGCCAATCCCCGAAGTCAGTAATTCGCATTTCTCCGGTGTTTAATACCCTTAATTTACGGGTTCGATATTGCAGAATCTTTATTGTTCCAGTTGATCCTGTTTCAGTAGTCTCTTGGAACTCAACCAAAGCCATCAGTTGCTCTGGATTATTTACCGGATCATAGTCAGGATCATAGTTACTATCATCCTCATCGGACGATGGTTCATATGGATCTTCTTCGACGATAGGTATAGTACCTGACTCCGCCTCAATTTCCTCATCGGGATCGCACTCGCTAGGTGTAGCACTAGCTATGATCTTAAAGGTATCTGCACCAGCACCACCCACCACTGTTAAGGTAAAAGTATCCTCACCACCAGTAAGTGTTTGCTGTATTCCTTGAGCACCCAGCGTATCTTTGGGGTCGGTATTGGAACCGATTTTGAAGATAACTACCGTTCCTTCCTTTCCTTCCACAGATACCTCGAATGGCTCTGTTCGTCTTACTTCAACTGGAATACCCGTAAATCTGACAACTGAGGTAACTAATCCCTCACCTTCTTCTGGAAGGTCTACTGGAATGTCATCAGTCTTATCGGGCTTGATTGTTAAATCACGATCATACTCTCCGGTATGCTGGCCGTCTTGATTAAGTCTAGGAATGACTGCTCTAGCAAAGATGTGGACTCGATCCAGTTCTACTGCCGCGGTGATTGTTAGATCGAAGGTAGAAAGTCCGCCATCAATATAGCGATAGTGTTTTGCTAGATCATGCAGTGGAATGATGCTGTTCCCCTTATATCCAATTACCTCTAATTCAACCCACGTCCCCTGTTTGATGGGTGGGGTTTTGGGGGTAGGATCGTCATAGAGTCCTAACTTAAAGATCGAGGGTAGTCCTTGGTAGATGTATGACGGTGTACACCGCCATACCAAGTATTTAGTTTCCTTATCGGGATTATTTGGATCTGTTATTCCACCACCAGAAGAATCATCTTCAAGAATTTCGTCGTCATTTTCCAGAACCAAGCCATACAATGGGTCTTTGATTGTGCCTAAATCAATACCAGGCACCCACCAGTACAGCGGATTCTCAATGACTGTTCCTGCATTGGCGGCAATCTCCATTCCTAATTCCACCACTGGAGAATTGGGATCGAGATTAACTGACTCAATTACACCATTGATGCTGTTAGGCCCGATAACTCCATAAAGTACCTCACCGATGTCGAAAACCTGTAGGTGGGTATTCTTTATGAACGTTTTCAGACTGGCCGTGCGCCACACATTAGAATAACGATAACCCCAAAATCGCACAGATGCTTTTACACAATCTTCAATATTGTAGATTGTGAACTGGCGAGAGGCTTCGATTAATCCATAGGTACTTATGTTGTTCTTGTACGTGTACTCGTGAGAGGCATCCTCGTCCCCAGAGTAATTATGTACCCACGTTCCAGTTAGTTTGGTTACAACTGAATCAAATGAAGATAATCCTAGAACCAGACTGTTCTCTACGGTGGAATCCTCATCCAAGAAAACCGAACTCACAGGATTCTTGGAAAGATATCTGATGTAGACGACATCGTTCTCAATCAAAAGGGCACACCTAGCTTGCCAAGCAATATCCTCACACAACTGAATAACTTTCTCCTGATCAAAGACAGCGAAACTGGAGGGATAGCTAGCTATGTCCGCAGCCACCGAATTGAACGATGCAGTATCCGTAGTTAATCCCGTGGCATAGGTGTCTAAAAGCCACTTGATTATCTTGGCCGTGTTAGATTGCGGTGCCGTGTCATTAGGTTGAGACGACCTTAGAGAAACAAATACTTCACCGGACCACCCCTGATTATCATACTCATTCAAGGGCTTGGGAAACTTAATAAGCGTGCAATCAATTCCCGTTAAAGCTGTGCCAGAGGTTACCTCATAATAACTAGAGGGGATTACCGTGTAGACCGTCATTCCTTTGTAGGATCGCTTACCTAGGATTTGTAGAACGGTAGAAGGCAGTAGATTAGCAACATAGGCATCAAATCGGCTTGCCGAAGTCCAGTGTTTAACTATAGTACCATCAGAAATAGTCCAAGCATCGGTACCAGCGGTCACATCTACCATAACAGAAATAGATGGATTCTCCCATGAGGATAACATCACCGCAGAAATTTCGTCTATAGTATCTCCGGTGGTAGCTAATTCATTGGCGGCAAAACTAGCACTGAGAGTACAGCGAAGTCCATCTTGCTCGATACAGTAGTTGACGTACTTTTCCCCATCAATGGTAGCTAGGAAGTACCTATTTTCAAGGTTAACATAACTTGATAGCCACAGAACATTGGAACTATTTTCTCCCACGTCTCCAGATACTCTAGCCCCTATGTTTACGCCCGCTGAGAACTCGGGCTGTGCCATTTTCGTTACTGTAAACTTCGTACCTTGAAATGATCCTAAAATCGTAACCCCACTTACCACAATCTCGATGGCCCTACCCTGCGGAAAGGATTCTCCATTATCTACGTAGAAGGATGTAGTATTTGGTCCAATAGCAGACTGTAGACTACCCTCTATAGCTCCAAGAATCCTTACAGCTGGAACTTTATTAATGGACCCAAAACATAGCGGCCATGTTACGTCTACAGCCTCGTCCAACAGTCCGGCAAAGTCTCCCTCAGCGGGAGCGTACCCAACTTCGTTGTTGGTGATGAATGTATCTACCGTAAAGGACAGTGTACGCTCACCTTCCGACCAGGCGATGTCCGAAGTGATTTTACCAATCATCAACAACACATTGTCACTGTGCGAAGACAGTGTTGGATAGTTGATGTAGACCTTAGCTACTATGTGCTCCAAGTTGTGCTGATTAAGTAGTTGCCTAAGAGAATCGTCAGTATCATCTAATGTAATACTTACACTAGACACCTGAGCGGTAGCCGTCTGTTTTCCTTGGTATTGGACAGACTCAAAGTTAAGGAGTTTACCTTGATAGGTTCTCCCACTAATCGTCCGTGTAGTATAGCTGTAGTATTGGGTGCCCGATGGCCATGCAATCTCTATGAATGGCGTAAGCTCGGTGCCTAAACGCTTCGCCAATTCTACAGCAGTATTGCTAGGTATTGTTCTACTCATCTTCGCCCCTATAGAATAGAGCAAACTCAGACCATTCGCCGGCCGGCATTTCAGAACTGACTACATTAGGCAAGGATCGCAACCGCCACATGTAGTAGTTATCCTCAACAAGAACTAGTCCATTCCTTTCTTCACTAGCCAAATGGTACTTATTCCCAGTGCTTGACCTAGTATTCTCCATGTACCCAAGGTACGAGTAGATTGGAACATCAGCAAACAATGCGTAGTATTGAACCATACTCACAGTGTGTGAACCACTGGGAGCAGAATAATCGAAGTTGAATACTCCGGTTACGTAGTTGACATCGCCAACATCCACGCTACCATTATCAACTATATTGAGTCCGCTAGTGTGATATGTTCTAACCGTTTCTGTTTCGTCCTCTGTGATGGTTACTACGAAGACCACACTATTTGTTTTGATATTAGTTCCAAGATCACCTTCGATATCGCCAGCATTAAGAGTGGGACTGCTAACAACTTCGGGTGAAGACTCGTACATTTCCAACTGAATTGTGCTATACTGATCCCATCCAGAATAGGTGAACTCTACAGTGTTGGAATTAATCTCTACTAGTTCACTCGGCCACTTGGCGATGGATGCTGGTCCAGCATTACCTTGATTACTTCCATCCCCGAACACGTCAATACCAAGAAATTCACGTTCCACTGTTGGTGTAGTGGCCGGAATCTCAAACAGTTGTAGGTTCATAAGTTCGTAGGGATAAGAATAAGGTAACCCACCACGACCAGATGATAGATAATCAATTTCACAGAGAAACCTACGATTTCTGATAGACGTATCGAACACCTGAATAATCTGCTCATCTTCCGCTGGGATATCGATTTGTTCTGGATATTCGTAGACCTGACCACCTGTAAGGGCAGCACTGGTCTTTTCATACCCACCACTGTCTTCATGAAAAATCTTAACTGCACCACCCACACCAGTGCCGGCGGAAGCATCCAAGGTTGCATGGTCAAGCCGAATATTGGGAGCTTTGATTAAAATACCACCACCCGCTCCCTGACCACCGTTACCACCACTGTAAGGATACACGATTACAGCACAGTTGGGAGAAGAGATGTTCTGATAGGCTGTACCACCAGACCCTCCAAGTCCAGTACCGCTAATACTGGTAGACCCACCAGCACCACCGGCACCAGCATCAGAAGCCGACGATGCAGCAGCGGTAGCATTGCCACCATTGCTCCCATTGCCGGAAGTGTTCCCTCCCTTAACATTGATTCTAGCAGTATTACCCCCGATACCCATAATTTCAACGGATGGGCGTGTTGGTGAGGTAGCCTTACCAGAGGCATACAGCCAGATAGCTGCACCACCATTTCCACCAGCCCCACCACCACCACCGCCAGCACCAACTGCTGAGGTAGGTAAGGAACCTGTATATACACCACCACTGCCGGCTCCACCTGATCCTCCAGATCCGCCAGATCCAATATAAAGAGTGTGGCTCTTTAAAGCTTCACGATTATTAGCGCCAATAGCATTATATCCTGCATTAACCCCATGCTGCCTGTCTCGCAAAGTAAATTCATATGGAGCATAGACTCCACATCCACCACTGATCCAGTCTTGGATACTTGTAGTAGTAGGATCTCCACGATAGGGTCCCCAACCAACTGCGCCAATACCTCCAGAACCGCCATCGAATCCTGGGTACCCAGGATTTTGCTTGATTCCGGCTGTACCAACACCGCCCCAAACACCATTACCGGTACCTCGTGCGCCTGCTGCACCAACTAGATCATGTACATGGGCAAGGCTGCCGCCGCCACCACCGCCGCCATTGCCACCTGGGTATCCACGATTACTTCCCTCAATGGTACCGTAGATGAAGATATTGGTAGCGAAAATCACTAGCCAACCACCAGACTGATCCGTACTGGAGTACCCTTTGATGTAGATAGTTTCGTTGGTTCCAACTAAGAAGTCACCAATGTAGTTATGAACTCCGCAAATCGTGCTACCATTGGCTGGGTGCCAAGCATTACCCCCGTGGCTACCGCCACCAGTTAGAGTGAAGTCCGATGCAGGAATGTTGGCATTGCCTATTTCGGTAGAAATAATCTTAGCCTGAATATCGTGGGAACTATTAACGTCCGTATAGGCCCAGCCAATACGTGGTGAAGTACCCTTCTTATCAACTAGGTTGAAGCGAATAACCTTGGCATCACTAGCTGTGGAAATAATCTGAGGATTATGTTCTGCTAGAGCGCCAGGTTCAACACCGAGCAACTTAGTTGTCTCACTAATCTCACTATAGTCATTAAAGATTTCATCTTCATTAGAGTCGAACCAAGCATACCACCAAGTTTGACCAATTAGGTTAGCTTGAATTGGAATCTGGTAAGAAGGGCCGGCCGCCAGATTCGACACATCATACTCAGCCTCATAGATAGGCCACCCATACATAGCTTCTGAATCATAAGCCTCGAAGTGAATGGTTCCATCCTTTGATCTACCACTTGTAGGATAGTCCACCTGCAACAAAATGTTGCCTGGAAGGATTACTACGCCATCTTCCGTGGTGGTCCAGCTTGTAATCGTCACCCCGCCAAGAGTAATGGACTCGAACTCCCCATTACCAACATTCTGGAGGTCTTGGCCATTAGCATCAACTGGACATTGCCAATTGTACCATGGTGCGGTGCATTGATCAATTAGGCCGTCCAATAGCTCTTGGACTTGCTCACAGTCGTCGACTACCCCGTCTAAGTCCGTGTCATACACAGATTTCTGCATATAGACAGATCCATCCGTGACTAGTCCTGGATAGGCCGCATTAATCGCTGCGACGGCATCAGCATCACTGTAGATTTCTTCTTCCACGCCGGTTGGTTTGAATGTACCAGTATCTGAGTCGTAGGCTACTGGTACATACGACCCAAAAGCTACACTAACCAACAAGAAAAACAGAACTACTAGTTTCATGTATTGCTCCTTCATGGCGTTTTAAGTAATCCTCCCTCGAACTCAAGAGTAACTGGATCGCCGGTAGTTGGGTCTACGGCCACCACTTCAATGGTGCGCCCACTACCACCGCTCAGAATCGAGGCCACAACGGCATTGACCAGATTCTGGAAAGTTATTTTCTTTGTGGTGGCCGTACCTGTCAGGTCAGTTACGCATACCAATAAGTCTCCCGCAGCGAGCGTGGAGGAACTTGGTAGTTCTGTTATCTTCTTTGCCATGGTCTCTCCTATACTACGATTAGGTCAAGCTTGCCCTCAAATATCTCACAGTCTTCGCCATCGCGGATAGCCGCATACTCGGAAGGTGTAGTGATTATCCTCACGCTAAACGTGCGGCTTTTCCAGTCTCTGAAAGTAACTGTTACGTTAGCATGGGCCTCTATGAAAGTAATCAGGTCTTCCACGTTCTCTGCGCTGAGTCTATCGAAGACTAGAGTGAGTCTACGACCCACCGCGGTGTATTTGTAGGTATATACCTCGCCACGCATAGAGAATAAGTTGCGTGTTTTAGTATCCAATTCATCACCATCCCCCAAAATGGGATTTGGTAAATCAAGGATATCGAGTCCTACGGAAAGTCTAATGCTCATAATGCAGTTCTTCCGTGTTTTCCAGCAGGACGGATTCTTCTGTTTGGGTGAGTAGATTATACGTGGTTACTGCCAGTCCGGTATAATCAAGGATCTCAAATCCCACGTCGTATGAACAATCGTCGCGGCGGGTAACGATGTTGAAAGCCGGTGTTAAGATATAGCAGGTCGATTCTGCGCCAAGATGATCTATTAGGGTTAATTCCTTACCTGCGGTATTGGTTAGGAAGGTCTGGAGTGCCGTTACTTTAGTTCCGATTAATCCTCTAAATTCAAACTTCCTAGTAGTAATCGGAACCCTACCTACCGGAATAGCTATACGGTACTCTCCCGCGCGCGTAGTTCTAACTATGGTCTTGTGGTCCCTAGTTAGGGTATTGCCTAACAGAGGATTAGGTAGCTCTATGCTGGTCGCTGGGTCGGTGCAGGTTAGGGTAATCATAATGTGAGTGTTCCGCGCCTAATTTCACGCTTAATCGCATGGCCGATTGCTACGGCGTCTACACTAGCTCGACCACTACTATTAAGAGAAATATTGATGTCCCCGACGTTGGTGGTCTTGGCTGAGCCACCAGAGTAGCGATTAGTATTCATAGCCACTAGTTGACTGTAGAATCTCTTACTGGCAACGGCATTGACCACGAACTCACCTGGGCTAAGCAGAGTTGGGATAACATCCCTGCCGGATGGAATAATTCCACCGAGTGCTCGCTTCACGGGAATATCTGACGTTGAACTAAGATTTCTTACAAATTCTGCCGTCCTCTCGAACTCTTTACGAATTTCTGCCAGCATGATCAATGTAGACTTTGTGACTTCCTTGGTAGCCTCGTCAACAGCTTTCGTCCCAAGTCCGACATCGACCTGCAGCCCCAACATTTCCTTATTAAGTTGTAGAATCTGATTCTTAGCTTCAGCTATCTGCTGTTCTAGTTTCTGCCTGGCTTCAGAGGATAGCGAAGCTGGAATCTGAGCTTCATTGAAAATCTCGTTCAGTTTTTTGTTCCACTCATCCCAACCAAAAAGGTCCGTAATCCATGTTCCAACTCTAGCGAATTCTTCCGTTGGAGTAGACTCTCTCCACAATGTGCCCTGTCTTCCAGCGGCGATGAGTCTTTCTCTCAGTAATTCCCAGCTCTTTAGGCGAGCCTCATCGGCGGCCAAACTAGCATTTGCGGCCTCTATTGATTTTTGCAACTTTTCGATAGCTTGCTGACCAGCCTCTAGTGGCAGGATTTTTTCGTCCTGTTCCATTCGACCAGAGATACGATCAATTACCAGTTGTTGCCAGCGATCCAAAGCAGCGGTGTCCACACCTGGAGTCAACGTCTCAAGCAAGCTCTTGTACTCACCAGATACCTTAGCCCACTCCTCAGCTACTTTGAGAATATCCTCACGCTTACCGCCTTTATCAAGAAGATCTTTTAGTTCTTCGTCTACCTTCTCGAAAGACTTGGAGTAAAGATCCAATTCCACTTCCTGCTTACGCGCAGTAGCTAGTTCAAGCTCTTTCTGTTTGCGTTCCTCGATTAAAGCCAACTCTTGTTCTCTGAGAGCAGCCCGTGCTTCGTCTTGAGCACGCTTCACAGACTTGATTAAATCGAATTCAGCTGACTTGATTACTCCGATGTCTTCCAGTTTCTTATCCAACTGCGCTTTTTCAAGTGCAGCGGCCTCGTCAAAGTCTTGGAGGGCAGCTTGGGCTTCCTTTAGCTCCTGATTCTTAGCATAGACAGCCTCGCGTCGGTCCTTGCCCCTAGTCTCCCTTGTAGTAGTAGCAATCTCTTCTTCGATCTTAGCTACCGCCCTAACTAATTCGCGCCTCTTAAGGGCATCTTCAGCTGCTTGCTTGCCAGCCTTACTCTGCAGGTCGGCTACTTCTTCTTCGTGTTTTAGGCGAATATCATTGATCTGCTTAAGAAGCGACTGAATTTCGTTTGTGGCCCCTATAATGCGTTCGGGAGTAGCATCTTCTTCATTTCTTACCCGCCGAAGTTCAGCAATCCTACTAAGGATTAATTCAATTTGCTTCTGGGCATTATCAGCTCCAGCAAAAGTAAGGTCAAATTGAAGGTCGCGAACAACATCCTTTGATGAATCATTGAATTCTTTTATCTTGTCCAGAGATTTGTCAATTTCGGAGATACTGTTCTTAATTACATTTACGGTATTACGGAAGGCAGATTCGATATCTTCGGCCATCAGCCCAACATCAATCTTCGTACTTTCAATGCTCTTACTTAGAGCGGTATCCATCTGAGTGACTGCTCTGCGAGTAGCAGCAATCTCTCTACCAATAAGCTGAGAAAGGCTACTGGTTACCTTCAAAGCAGCGGCCGATCTAATTTCGGCCAGTCGCTTTGCGTGTTTTTCAGCTTCACGTTGCTGATTTTCCAGATCGTCGAATACCTTAGACTGTGCCTTGTAGTATTCCCGCGTAATCGCAGTCAACGTAACGAAGGCCACTGACAGTGCTACTACCGCTGCTACGGCGGGATTACTAAGCATCATCAACTGTCCAAGACGCAGGAATTGGCCTAGGCGATATAGTAGTCCCACTATAGCAGCGGCTGCCACTGGGGCCGCAGCCACCAGCGTATAGAGTGCGCCCTCTACCAATGGAATTCTACTTACAAAGAGTGAGATAGCCTGTACAGCATCTTGCCCTAGGTCCACAGTGAAGAATTGTTTTAATTCCTGTAGAGCAATTCGATTCTTGATGCCCGCATTTTGCACCATGATGTCTACGGCAGTGGTAAATTCCTTGCTTGAATTCGTGATTAGGTCAAGAGCATTGGCTGCTTTTTCGCCACCCTCACCCATGAATACCATCGTACCGCTTACGCCGCGAATACGATTAATGTATTGATAGATTTCAGTAGACGATCCATTGGTGGCTTTCTCAATCTCTCGAATAACCCCGAGCAATCCGAGAGCCTTAACTGCTGCTTCACCTGACTCGAATCCTAGCGAACGTAGAAGTTCCTTAGTCTCATCCGTGGGCTGGATGAGCTTAATCATAATGCCGCGTAGCTGTGTGGATGCTTCATTATACTTAATACCAGCGATTGTCATTTGAGACAACATCGCCAACACTTCCTGATAACTGGCACCCAGCTGACCGGCGATAACCGTGACGTTACCGATTGTGCTGGCTAGGTCTTGCAGTTGGAATCGTCCCAAGTCAACAGCCTTGAACAAAGCTCCAGAAATCTCTGCTGACTTCGACACTTCCAAATTGTAGGAATTGAGCACCGAAGATAGGAAATTGACCGCATCAATCTGTTTGCTGTTAGTAGCGATTGCTAGCTTATTGGCTTCCTCCATGAAGCCAATAATGTCAATGCCTTTGCCCATTTGGTTGGATAGAGCTTCATAGGCGGCAGAAGCGGTATCAAGAATATCGAATCCAAATGAAGCTGAAACTCCCTGCAGGGCTTCGGCCCAGGCTCTAGTGCCAGAAACAGCATCTTGGGACAGTGTTTGGATTTGACCAATCTTGATTACTAGTTCATTGGCTTGAACGACACCTTCCCTAAATCCGCTGATTAAATCGGCTGCAAAGCGGTGGGCTATTTGTACGCCAAACAACCGCATCATTGATCGCCAGCTAAGGTGCAGTTCCTCACTGGCCGTCCTAGCCTGCTTGGTGCTGCTAGTGAGGCTATTTACAGTCTGGATAGCCTGCTTTGAACCTCCAAGAGCGGCCATTTGATTATTTAACTGCGCCACGCCTTGTGCGGCCAACATTGCGTTGGCTTTAACTGCCTGTAACTGGGCAATCTGCGCGCCGATCTGTTTTGGTGGACCGGCGATCCCACCTGCCGCATCCAAGTTCTTTTGGCGGGTAAGCTCTGCCACCATTTGCCGTAGAGCATGAGCATTAGCAAGAGCTTGCTTTTCTTGAATTTTAATTGCTGAATTGGTATTAAGAATCTCTGTCTGAGCCTTAGACAGAGCTTTGGTCATATTGTCATAGTGGACCGTGGCAGCATTTAGAGCCGCAGTTAGACTCCTAGAGTCCCCACGAATCTCTACGGTATCCCCTTCTTCAAAGGCGGGTATGAAAGGATTATTCATCTTCAAATTCTCCACCGGCTCCAGTTGGGATGTGTAGTCCACCAAACATTTCTTGAGCTACTAAAGCAGGTACCGTACGCTTCAATTTACGCATTTCAGTTTTGAACTGCTTCATGAAAGTCTTATTAGCCCTGCCTAAGCTATCCATAATCTTAGGTGACTTCCAACTATTGGCAGACCATCTAGGGCTAACTATCCCAACTTCATGCAGAGCATGCTGTAAAGTACCGATAGTAACTCTGAAGGTGAATACTGCTCGTTGTGGGCTACCGTAGTAGATTCCCATTTGCTTAGAGGCTAATAGGTAACGGCCAACAGCTAGTCCAGAGGAAATCGATTTTGTATCGTGATCAGGATCATGGAAGTTTTTGGCATACCAGATGCCTTCTTTTGTTCTAGCCCGCCTAACCTTGCCGGTTCCAATGTATCCTTGCAAACCGGCCACTTTAAGAATCCTACCCATAGGCACCAGAGTACCGATAGACATGCCAGTATCTTCGTGGCAATCACGCATTAGAAGAAACATGGTCCGTAAGGCTTCGCGGGCACAGCGATCCCACGAAGCACTTACGGATGCATGGACGCGCTTGGTAATGCGTGGCCCCTTGTAGTGGGATCGCTTACCTTTTATTTCAATGGTGGCAAACTCAGACATTCTTTTCTCAGCTTATCTTCTTCCCAGTCTCTAAGTTGCCCATAGGCTATGATGTTACACATCACCACGTCGTTATTCGTATCCCATTCGCTGCGCACACATGGGGGTAACACTCCCAGCCTCTCACACGCTCTCCATATCGCATACTTCATTGTCCTGAATGGTGGAAACTGGCGCGTCTCAGTCCCTCCACCATCCACGGTTAAAAACTTTGTAGAGCCGCCTCCATGTTATCGGGGGTTAGCCCATTCACTTGATTGATTGCTAACTGAATCTTGTTTTGTTCAGCCTGAGTAAATCCGGCCTGAGTTAGTTCCTCTCGGAAGTTACCCCAGGTATCAGGATTATTCATGTCAACCGTTTCCCACTCCAGGTTCTCTGTAGCCTGTAGCGAGACTAATGAAATCCAGTTGGCCTTTTTAGTAGCCCAGGCATCAATGGCATCTTTGAACTTCGGATCGTCAAAGACTGCCACTTTCTGCCCACTGGACATAATCCTGATGGGTGGCGTCGGCTGTGGGAGTAGCTTTGCCACAGCCGATTCATCCACCACTGCCTGCACCGTAATCTCGACGAAGAATGGAACCTTCCTGCCAGTCGGTTTTCCCTCGACGATTTCCGGCTGTTCCCCTCGTGGGAACCGCAGGGTTTTCTTGTGCACAGCGTATAATTTTTGACCATTCAGCTTCATGGTACTTTCCTTTTTGTATATCTCTAACTATAACTTATAGTTGATTGTTAAGACTGGGCTTGACGCGTCACGATTGCCTTCGTGGCATTGCACTTACCTGTGCAACTAATCGTGCCAGCACGCAGGTCATGAGACAGATCCTCATACCGGAAGTCCGGCAGAACAATCGTTTCCATGTCACCGCAGCCACTCGGACTCGGGACGTTCTCAAGCACAATGTCCACGGCGTAAGGACGACACGCGTCACTGTCCGTAGAAGTCCACCCAGCAGCCTGTCCAACCTGCTTCAATGCATCTTCGATGGAAGGCGGTGCATCGCTGGACAACGAAGACCCTTGAATATAGTCCCACTTAAAGTCGAAGCGGACATCCATAGGCTCTTCATCACCATTACGAACCTCGTCAAGAAGACCACGGTCCTTCATATACTCACGGGTCACCTTCTCCGACCACGTAAGATTACCCTCCCCGATCTTAATCTCCAACTCGTTAGCTGGAGTTGCTCCATCACGCACCTTAAGCGTGACATTCTTGAGGTCAATCTGTGCAAATGCAGTGATCCACGGCGTGCTATTCATCTTAGTTTCCTTCGGCTAGTTCTACCTCGTACCCGAATTCTACAGTTGTATGTAGAATCCTTTCTGCAGTCCCTTGCTTACCATAGTCAGTTATACGTATAGGGCTACCGTCCCGATTTAGACAACCTAAATGGGCCGGCACTTGTTCTCCGTAGCTAAATAAAGGTATAGTCGTAGCTTTTGCAGCGATTATTCCTGACAGAGTGTGTACATGGTACAGGTCAACGGACTGTGCTACCTGTACTGGGCACTGAATCAGAACGTCTACTCCTACTGAGGCATACCATTCATCCCTAGTAGCTACTTGGAAGATTGGACCAAGTATGCGTACCTCGTACACTGGAATCTTTAGATTCTCGAAATCACGAGGACGCTCATTTTCAATGATCATCTTAAAGGTGGCCGTCTCGGCACCCTTGAAATAATCATTGATAGATGCTTTAATCCATCTGTTCCAGTTGGGATTCATGCCTGGGTTTCCATTGGGTCAATGCGTACATCCGGATTTTCGGGATCATCTTCGGTGGTGTAGTCTCCGAATGGTTGATACTCTGTACCGAAGGGATTATCAAGACTGTACTCATCTGTCGTAGCTTCTGGATCTGGTACCCCAGGAGACAAGAAACTGGTTATGTACTGTATGTAGTATCTATATTGGCTATCCTGTCCCTGCTTAAAGATTACCCTTGCAATCCTGGGTTCAAGAATCGTCTTTTGCCAGATACCATACTTCACTCCAGCCACTTCGTTAAATCCGCTCAGGGTATAGGTCCCCGCAAATGAAGGGGTAGTAGGTCCAATGTGCTCCTCCAACACAAAAGATTTAAGGAATCTGCCAACAGAAGATTGAACTCGGTTACACTTTCCAGTAAATCTAATGGTGCCCTGCCTAAGATCAAAAGAAGAATCCTCAACTCGGAAGTCTTTTAGTTCCAGATATTCTGCCTCAACTAGAGTGCCGGAACATGTAGGAGAATGTAGAATCAAAATATTGACTGAGTATGGCTCACATTCGTCGGAAGACGTAGAGGTCCAAGCAGCTGCATCACCAGTCTTCGTAAGGGCTTCTCGGATGGACGGAATAGATCCGTTGCCTTGCAAGTATTCCCACATACAATCAAAACTAACGTCTACTGCTTCTTCGTCGGCTCTCCTAACGTCGTAAAGCAGCCCCTTATTCTTGGTATATGCGAGCGGCCTCTTTTCAGAAAATGTAACGTTACCTTCACCTAGGACCACTTCCACTTCAGATCCACTCCCGTCACGTATGAAGATGGAGGCGTTCTTGAGGTCAATAATCATGAGCCACTCTCCGTGGGAACAATCATTCCAGTTGTTTGCTTAACCAACAGCAAGAAAGAGTTATTGGTTTCCGCCTCCACCATCTTCTCAATGTCGTAAATCTGTGTACCGATAATCACATGATCTTCTTCTTTGAGGCTTGGAGCATCCGCCTTGTCAATGATGATTAGTCGGCTATCAACTGAACGTGGATTGGCAAACTGAAACTGTCCACCGGATAACATTCGGGCATAGCGAAAGAGCGTAGTTACTGACCCTACGATGGCTCGTCTAATCTCAATGCGTGTATGTTCGGTGACTTGCTGTCCGGTCTTTGGATCGACTACTGGATCATCTACCTGCAAAATGGTTATTGGCATACCGAAGTCATGCTTGAGTCGGTATGTCAGGTTCTTAATTTGTTGCAGGATATTCATGGGCTAGCCCGCCCAGGGATTGCCTGGGCGGGCATTACCTCCAGAATCATTTAGCCAAGCACAGGAACCGCGAGGTTGCTATTCAGCACGGCCACGCCGAGCAGATTATCAACCGTCACGCGGTGACCCTGAGCCTTACCGTCGTAGGTAATCACGACACGGACGGCCATGCCGTTATACACCGCAACGTAGGCACGAGCACCAGTGCCAGGCATCGGAGCCGCCAGCGGCCGCGAGACGAGGCCGATAGCATCCCGATGGAACAGCATGTTGTAGTTGCCCGCGGGACCAATACCCATCAGGGTATCGTTAGCCAACAGCGCAGCCAGAGGGCGATCCAGCATAGTGGCCGTCGTGGTGGGAGTACCGATAGCAGCATACCGAGCCGCCGAAGCACTCGTCCCGAAGGACACAAGCTGCCCGCGCTTAGGAGCCACCGTGAACCCATCGTGGGCAATGGCCTTGGCATAGCCAGCGGCATAACCCGCAACAAGGTCCACAGCGCCAGGCGCATAGGCCGTGATTACCGCATCGTTAGCAACCGCACTACGCAGACCAGGACTGACCGTCAGCTGGGTCGGCGTGGCGTTGTTAACGGCAGTCACGAACTGCGGGGTCATATCGCCCGCAATCGTCACCCACCAACCAGCGGCGCACTCGCCAGCACCGAAACCGTCGCAGGCGATAACCGTCGTACCAGCCGCGTAGCCAGCCGACAGATTAACTGCACCGGCAGTCGTGGTGTTACCGGCCACGATGCTCGGAGTGTTCTGCGCCATCAGGATGTTCATCCCGAAACGCATCCCAAGGATCGCCTGCTTGACAGCCAAGCCAGCATCACCGACCTCATTGGCCTTCACCAACGCGTCAGTATCCAGAACGTCGCCTTCCGACGCACTCGAAAGCGCGAGGATACGTCCGTTCATGGGGATCTTGAGATCATTGGCCTTCTCGCGTGCAGCAACCAACGTGGACTTGCCCACGCCGGTACCGAGCTTGCCAACGCAGTTCCCTAGGAACTGATACACCTGACCAGCGATGATCTGATCCACACCTTCGGCGTGGGCGATCAGCGCGGGACGCAGGTGGTAGTTCAAGAGATTCGTGAATCCCTTGCTCAGTTCACCGTCCTTGATGATGAAGCTGATGTGCAGCCACTGATCAAGGGGCACGGGCACCTTGGTCGAGGAAGCCGTCTGAGTATCAACCTCATCGTCGTCGGTCTTACGCTTCATTTCGAACGTACCAGGACGATGAGCATTGACAACATCGCCGTACTCGGCAATCTTGTCCTCAAAGTCACGGTACACGAGATTCCCGTAGACCATGTTGTTTTCCAGAATCATCAATGCCTCCTGCGCCCAAACTTCAGGCACAAGAGGATCGTTGTCGTTGAACGCAGTAACAAACGTAGCAATGATCATCGCAGTCTTCATGTTCTTCCTTACAGGGTTTGACCACTAGCACGAGCTTCGCGGTATGCCTTAGGATCGGATTTTGCCAAATCGGCCAACTTGCGGGTGGCAGGACTCCCACCAGGCAGCCGAAAGACTCCGCCTACGGCCTTACCGACAAACAGATTAGCATATTCTTCCATTTCACTCATCTTTTTGACGGCATCCTTGACAGGAAGTACCAACTGTACATCCTTTCCGCCGCCATCTTTACTCATAATTGTTACCTTAGCTGTAAATTTCCCAGTAGGCTTACCTTCCCCATCAAGGTCTTCGGCTAGTTGCGTTTGCGGGCGCAACAAAACGACGAGTTGATTTGGATTGTACGCCTTATGCTCCGCTGCCGAAGCAAGAATATCGCTTGTGATTACTTGCTCCGTAAAACGATTCTTCCATCCATCGCGTTCCTGAGTGAGCTTCTCAGTAGCCTTACGCGCATCAGTTTCGAGCTTCTTCTGCTTTTCAGCAGCCAACTGTTCCTTGGTGAGAAGCTCAGTGCGCATAGACTCGATTCTAGAATCAAGCTCAGAGCGTTCCTGCTCAGTCAACTTCGCTTTGGTGCGTAAAGTTTCGAGTTCCGTCAGAGCGTCGTTCTGCTGCTTCTGCCACTTCTGGCGTTCAGCAGCGATCATTTGATCGACCTGCTCTTTGGTAATGGCCCCGGCTCCACCAGCGGCTCCACCAGCGGCTCCACCAGCGGCTCCACCGGCGGCTGCTCCGGCTGCTCCGGCTGCTCCGGCTGCTCCGGCTGCTCTGGCTCCACTAGCGGCTCCACCAGCATCTTCAAACGCCGTAATCCACGTTGCTTGAGTATATTCTTCGCTTTGCATGATTAACTCACCCTTGTTAGTCTTACCGCCGCGGTTTCATATAAATATGGCTGAATACGAATCCATGCTTCCCAGCTGGGAATACCATGGAGAACGTTAATCGCCACGCGTGATCGGTCGTATGTTGACTTTATATTCTCATATTGAAAAGATGACATGAATTGATTCTCAAATTCACGTTCTGGATCAACATCGTCCAATAATCTTACAGCCAGAAGAATGGTAGCTTCCTTAATAGCTTCGGGGACTTCTGTATCTCCGCCGCGCGGAAATTGAAGCTCCTGGCTGCTATCGGTCTTATCGCCCAAGAAATTGAGTGCGTCAATCTTCTTAGTAGAGATATTTAGTGCCTTAGTACGAGTAGCCTCATTAGCAGAATCCCAAGGGAGACTATTAATCAGATTGCCTGCAACATAGGCAGCGGCTTCTTCGAGTGTTACATAGCTACTCATCTTTTTCCGCCTCCCCACTCTTTGGATCTGGGTCTAAATCTTTGGCCCCACGTGAAGCTGGATTAATTAATTTGCTTTGGGCTGCTAGTGTAAGCATTATCCTGTCCGCATGATCCTTCTTAGCTTTGGTAGCCTCAGCTTCATTAAGACCAAGAATCTTTGCTCCGGTACCCGTACTTAAAAGTTGGTTTTCAATTGCATCGGTAATCATGTCCAACGTTGCATATCCTAGTTCAGACCCATCAATTTCAACCAGGATGGCATCGAGCTTATCCTTAGGGAGCTTATGCCCTATGGAGGCAGTCACAATAGCCTTAGCCAGCTCCTTACGCAAAAGCTTACTTTCTACAGAGTAGAGGGTCTTAACTAGCTTCTCTGATTCTTCGTATCTCTTGGTATCTGACTTTAGACTATAGTCCTTGGGATAGCTGATCGTAACCGTATTGCTCTCACCTACATAGAGTGCCCAAAGCTCAACAAATTCGCGCTCAATATACTGCAGGACTAATCCAATATAGGAAAGACCTGCCTCAAGAGTACGCTGACTAACTTCTTTAGCTTCCGCGCTTTCTCTTTGTGGTTCGAGATTAGCGATATTCAGTCCAATGATTTCACGAATTTCTTTCCGGAGTTCACGCTGCTTTTCTAAACTCGCAGTTATTGGATCAGTAGGTGGCCCAATGAAGTCAGGCTTCTCCAAGCCTTTGGGGTATCTGCGTCCAGTAGCTGCCCCAATACGTACTTCGTTCATCTTGGCTACTGTTTCTGCTGCGGCACTACCGGCTTCCGAAGTATCGCCCTCAGTCTTTACGATGTCATGCAGTGCTCGACGAAGATGCGTAAGCTCAACAGCAGGATCATACTGTTCAGTGTAGAAGGTAAAGTTGGCCTTCATCGAGTAGATCAAGTCCGATGAAGCTAGGTTGAGAAGGGCAATCTGGTATCCGTCAATGTTCTTTAGCAGGCTATGTGATAACTCCGCGATAATCAACGGAATCCTGTTGAGCTTGAGTACGGTTGTCTGGTCTGTTTGTTCAACGCCCGCGGAATTAAAGAAGCGCACTCTTACTTGCCCCTCCTCCAGAGTCAGAAGGCGGTATACTGCCACTCGTTTGGAGGTAAGCCCGTACTGTTTGTCTACTTCATCTTCATATTCACGCAGAAGGACTGCCGTGAGAATCCCGTTCTCATAGGTCCAGGATAGGATATTTTCAGCCGTATAGACATAGCAATATGGGTGCAGACTTTGTGTGTCAGCTTTAGTTTGACCAGCAATCATTGGCATATCAACGTAGATGCCTACCTTACCCATACCAAGAAGCTCGATTAAAACATCATCCCCAAGGAACTCCATGATACTGTGTCCTTGGCGATCTACTCCCAGATGCTTCCCAGCGATGGTTTCTTGGAAAAGTGGAGTGCCACCGCTTCTAACAGCATCTGCTAGACGTTGATAGATCGCATTCTTAATCTCTGTTAGCGCGGCCTCAGCGTGTGCTGGGCAGTATGTAATGCTGAGGCGATCAGAGAAATCCTTTGCTTCTTCTCGTTCGGAAAACTTAATCAGGTACTTCTCAACGAACTTGGTACCGCCAGTAAGGATATACCGATAACGTTCCCAAGTGGTAAGGGAGTTTGCATATTCTGGATGTTGTAGCTGCATTATGCTCATTTTAACCTCTAAAGTCCCTATTACCACCAAGTTGAACGCCTAGGGCTAAAGCTATCTCGGCATAGTTTCTAGCATGTGCATAGTGGTCAGGATTCTTTCCAGACTCGTATCTTCCCACAGGATTTCCGTCACGATCCTTATCGTAGATGCGAGTAGGAGCGCAGATATGCTCGCGGTATTCTACGTCCACATCTGTGGGGAGGGTAATAGTGCGCTTCTTGAAGCGGCCCAATGAAAGATCCAGCCAAGACGTACGATTAACCTGTACGCTCAATTCCTCTGGATTATCCTTAATAAGCTTACCAGAGACGCCTTGGGCATATTTGCACATGCGAACAGAGTGCAAGAATCTCTTTGCAAACTCAAGAGAGCTACGAGTCTCAGGTTCAATATCAATCACGCAGTACCCTACCCGAAATTCGAGCATTAGTTCGTCAAGATCATGAAAGTTAGGCACCCGTAGGAATTTAAGAACGCGGCAGGAGGCCAGAGCATTAAGGTCGGCTTCAAAGACCCGATGATTAAAGTTCCACTCATCAATCTCTACGTGGAGCACCTTGCCTACGTCAACACCCATCGTAACGAAGGAATTAGAAGAAGGACGGACATCGCAATTATGCCCGATACAGGCAGTGATTTGTTCATCTGTGACCTTTCCACCCTTGACAACGTGTGGCAATCCACCCTTACTATTATAGAGTTCCTGCTCATCGGTAGGGTCTTGCTCAGCTTTGAAGCACAACTCGGCAATCTTGTAGGGAGGCAGAATGATAGAGTACAGCTGATTAATATAGTAGCTAACAATCTCCGTGCCTTGTACGGTAGGCACCCATTCCGCATTGCCCTTTGCCAAGAAAGTCTTCTTGGCAGCATGATCCAACTTGTGCTTGCACTCTTTACAGAAAATGTAGGATTCTTTAATCGCTGGATCTTCAAAAGAATCCCCACAGATGTGCAGACAATCGGGGAAAACTAATTCCGTTAAGCGGGAGCAGTGTGGACATTTGAACATGTAGTGGCGCTGATCGCCTTGCTTAAAGTAGACGTTAATGCCAAAGTTCTCAATGGTCGGCGTAGAAATCATATAGACCTGGCGCTGCAATTGTCCAGACATGCGCTCCATGGCCAATGTGATATTCTCAAACACCATTTCGTCTACTTCATCGAAAACAATAAGGTTAGCCGGAATTGATTTTAGCTGCGAACGGCTTCGACTGCCTCGAATGAATAGATTAGCTGATCCAGCGCGTTTGTGCCCGATGTTCTTTACGTCAGTGAATAGGCTAGCAAGGTGCGGAGATAATTCCAGAGCGGCATCAAACCGTGATGTTGAAAAATCACGCGCATCGGGATGCAGGGAAGGTAGAATGTACAATACGTTATAGGCATCAATATCAATGGCCTTGAACGTCTTGTTGAGTGCGATTTCAGTGAACGCCATCTGCGCCGCTTTTTGCGCGACCATTTGCTCTGCAATACACTCCTGCGGTTCTTCGGCCCACGGATGGTGTTCGTAGGACCATCGACCTGGGCAGGGTGGACCCATAATCCGGTATTCCTGTGCCCATTTGCCGGCAGTCGTAATGGACTTCCGACGTAAGCCGGAAGCCACGCGCTGCTTCAAGAGTTGGGCCAAGTCTTCCATTACTTAATCCTGCGAAGTTTCACATCGAGAGCCTTATCAACAATATCTCGTCGAAAAAAGATACCCTCAGTACGATTAGTGTACTCTATTCCGTTCGGCAGAACGAAAAGTGTACCAGCAGGGCATGTAAAGCACGACTCACGCTCAATAGCGATTATCTGTGTTTTACATCCCGCTGCGAACAGAATTAAGAATCCTGCTCGCATCACCGTTTTTCCAAGCGTCTTCACGTTCGTTGATCGCCTTTAGCATCTTTTCTTTTTTATCTTGACTTCGTTCCCGTAACCATCCAATGATTGTTGGTGTTAGGGCCAACAGTTCTAAAATTACTGTACTCCACTTAGTCATTTCTTGCTCGGATGAGCTTTCTTCGAGCGGAAAACACCAATAATAAGACTAGCTGCTGTGATTAGTCCATACACACTGGTCAGCAGGTCATTGAAGATCGGGATGGCCGTATCAGCTTGTTCCTTGGACATCACTCCGATGGTGGCCAGAACACCAAATACTACTGGAACAACCTTCATACCGACCGAAAGAATCAATTCACCGTTCATTGTGCGCTCCTGGGTTTTACTTCGTGGCTTGGAAACTCTGACCAAGCATTTTCGTCGTTAAAACTGAACCAAACCTGATCGCCTCCAAAATACTTTGGATTCTCCTTCACTGGAATAGTGTAATCCTCAGGCCAATAGCACCAATCCAGAGGAATCCAAGCCTCATCCGTTTCTCGGCAATAAGTAGCCCAAGCATGACCAGCTCTTTTACCCTCAGACTGCACGTATCCAGCTGCTACTCGAATACGCCAAGCCGGCATACCTAGATTTCGCAGAATCGAAACGATTAAAATCGCACCATCTTCACAATCACCTTGGCCCAACTTCGTTGTCTCAGTAGGAAATAGCCAAAATTCTGGAGTACCAAGAGTAGTGTCGGCAACATATTTGATTCTTTGCCGCACAAATTGATGTACTGCGTAGGCCATATGGTCTGAGCGTTGATTAGGTAGGCTATATAGCGGAGCGAAACTGTCAATGTATTGCTTAATCACAACATCATCAGCCCAAATGAACCTTCTCAGATCCATGGGGAATCGCTCATCCTTACTTGGAATTGGCCTGCCTGCGTAGACCAGATCCCTTTTGGGATGCTTTGTATTCCAAAATGCTGGGCCACGCATCATTGAACTGCTCCGATTGCCTTGATTGCCGGAATCTGATCCTCTACGGACTTAATTCCTGTTCCAGTGTAGATGCAGACGCCATTACCCTTAGCGCGGCCACGGCGCACAAAGTCTGCCGCGGTGTTTGGGTTGATTATTGTGCCCGTGTTGAAATTTCCGCCAGTGTAAAGTGGCCCGTCCAAGTACAGATCCAGAACAGCAGGTTCATCATTTGCATCAGTGTAAGCGTCAATGGCCGTTCCACAATCAGGAATAAGCAGGATATTTGAGCCATTTCCTAGATCACTCAGCTTGCAGGAGTGATAAGCCCGAGTCCATGCGCCGCCGTTCGACGTTGGGCGGGAGCCACGATTATAGCAAGTCTTGAATCCGGCCTGATTAAAGGTCTTCAACCATCGTGTTTCATAATCCCTGCCGCGACTCGTTTGTGTTTCAGCAACAGGCTGGACGATTACGTTAGCCGGACCAGCTTCGAGGACTATCTGTGCAGCCCGCTCACACTCTTGTGGAAAGTGGGAAATGTCATGTACTCCACTTTGGCCCCACTTCTTGATGTGCATATTGTCGTTAACGATCGAAACGAAGAGAGTTAAATTACGCTTGCGGCACTCTTTCAAGAGGGCAAGATAATCATCCTTGAGAGCATCTGCACCGCCTGGGCGATATCCGTGCTTGATGGAAACGGTGCTCCCCATATACTCTATGTCTGTTATATTGCAGCCGCTCTTAGCAAGAGCCTCGCAGAGAAGGGTATAGTCCTTACCTGGCCAGTTATAGGAAATTCCCAGTCCTTTAGCCTCCCGTGGATTATTAACTGGAGTAACCTTTGTTACCACATCAGGATTACACCCAGCCAGAAGAAGCAGAAAGATTATTTTCTTCACTTTTCTGTTCCTTGATGAAGTAACATAGGAGCAGATTCCCAGTTATTAGCCTGACGATTCTGCTTCTCAGTACGACCGGCCCAGTCCACGAAGTCCCCATAGCGAATAACCGACCTCTTAAATAACTTCCACTCCGTCTCGCGCGTAACTATGAAAGCTGTTCCAAGAGCGACAGCCACAAGAATCATCCAGAATTGACGGGCATTTTGACGTATAGTAATTTGTTGTAGTGTTTTCAGCTCACTGATGTCAATATCAGATGAGCGCCGTCGCTCAAGAGTAGCATCTTCTGACATCTTGTATCTCCTCTCGGAAGCGAGTAAAATCTTTCACTCGTCCTTCTTTGGTTTCTTCAACTTCTCGCTGAACTCAACAGCCGCCAGCATGTTTGTGGCCGCGTCCTTGGTGGCTTTATCAAGTTTCGTGTCCGCCACAATCGCGGCGAGCAGCGCCTTGTAGGCAGCCTTCTCGGCCTGATGAGCCGCAATCGCCGAATCACGCCGCGCCTGTAGCGTAGGATCATCGGGGCGCGGACTTTGGTGATCCATATACGTCACAAGATCGCCGTCGTCGCTGGCGATGATGCCGATACCCCAATCGTTTGTACGCGACTGGAGCACGATCACCGGAGCCTCTATGCCGTTTGGCTCGCTACGCGGGGCTGTCTCTTCGGCCAATTCCGCGATGTACTGCGCTACTATGTCGGGATCGTTTGTGTGTGCTCGAATCTCTTCTATCGGCGTTCCATTGCTTGTACGTATACGTTCGACGTCATCCTGAATGAATCGAGCATCCGGACCCTCATCACGACGCAGCACAAGCACTTCTAGGTCAGCAGCGCGGGCAATTGATGTCAACGCAAACAGACAAGCGGCCAAAACTCTAATAAAGGCGGATCGCATAGACGTACCCTCCGTATGTCATTGTGTATATGTTACCACCGGCATTATTATTAATCACCGGAAAGAACTTTTGTGACAGTACAGTATTATATCCAACAACAATCCCTGTCACTTCCAGAAATGTAGCCTTTGCGGCTGTTGGCTGACTTGCGTTGATTCTACGGGTTACGTTGGCATACCAGTTAGGCTGATATGAAAACCCAACTCCTATGTCGCTATTTGCTGTCGTGCTGTTGGTATACGCAAACGACATGCCCCAAAGAATGCAGAAGTGTTCATTTTGGCCAATTGTCTCAAATCCATTAGTACGATTCCAATCACCGCTAATAATGTTAAGTGTCGGCGTTACGGTAGCAGCGGCTGAAACATAGGTGGCTCCAATGGACGCGATCCAAATATCGTTCGAAGCTATGCTTCCTCCGGTTGATAGTCCGGCGACCAAGGATGATACCCAGTTGCTCACTCCCGATGAGTCAGGAAAAACCCCAGCCGTGCCTGAGAGCGTTGCCTCAGTGTTCGTCCACACCAGAACGTCACTAGGAATCCGTGCAATTGGGACCAGATTAGTGTCGCTGTCCATGAAGGCGAGTTGACCAAGATCGTTTGTCCACGAATCACTTAAAGCAGCGGGTGGGTTTGTGATACCAGCATAATCACCATACGCGGCCCGCGTGATTCCATTTGTCCAATTATCGTCGTTTCGGTAGGCAGAGTCGGCGTTAGCATCAAGTTGATTCGTTGTGAGCGTGGGAATGCGCGACAACTCTACCGCGTTCGTGTCGATGTCCATGAAGGCCAATTCACCAAGGGTGTTGGTAAATGTTCCCATGGCCGATCCGCTGACTGGATTAGTTGAGTCATTGATTGATTGCTGAACATCAGAATAACGTATCGCGTCAGTAAGATCGTTAGTTACCGTACCTAATGCATTGGTAACTGAGCTAATTTGATTTGTAAGATCTGTAATACTTTGTGGCAGCTGTTCCACACCAATTGGATTGGCTAGTTGCCCGAAAACATTACCAGCGAACAATAGAGCCGAAATGATTATCTTACCTCTCATGATTACTCCTTAGGGCAGTGTAGTATCGGTAGTAGAAGTGTCGGTCGTGGTGGAAGTGTCAGTCGTGGTAGTAGAAGTAGTAGTCGTACTATCGGTAGTCGTACTATCGGTAGTCGTACTATCGGTAGTCGTACTATCGGTAGTCGTACTATCGGTAGTCATACTATCGGTAGTCGTACTATCGGTAGTCGTACTATCGGTAGTCGTACTATCGGTAGTCGTACTATCGGTAGTCGTAGAGGATGAAGTAGTCGTACTATCGGTAGTCGTAGTCGTGTCGGGTGTGGTGGTAGTAGAACTAGTGGTGGTAGTAGTAGTAGAACTAGTAGTAGTAGAACTAGTAGTAGTAGAACTAGTAGTGGTGTACGTGGCTTCATAGGTCCAGGGATTTATGAAGTCCGAAAGGACCCACGTCGTAGAATCAAAAGCCATAAGCGTGACCTGTGACCACGCCGCGGTGTTGGTTTCGGAATAGCCAGAATAGACGGCGTCATATCCTGCAATGCTATCAGAATCATTCGCGATCAGATATAGAAGAACTCCCCTCTGCTTAACAACAATCTTAAGAGTCTCACCTGCAGCTGTAATCTTAGGCAGAATAGACTCAAAAATCTTAACATCAGTTAGATCGTAGGTAACCGTAGAATTAAGATTATCACGAGTCAAAACTGCGGGTCCAATAGTTGCTCGCATCTGGTTAGTTGCAGCGTTCCAATTATTGGTATCCAGAGCCATCTGATTAGAGATTCTTTGGGACTCTGTGTATCCTGAAACACCCAGGGCTACATCCGCCTCGATAAGAACCTTATCAGCAGACCAGACCGGATCGCTCTCATTCACACCTGGAGTGATTGTATCTGCCCTAGCAAGTAGAGCTAAGGAAAAGAAAAAGGCAATTAGCTTCTTCATGATTATTCCCTTATTGCAGATATGCGACTTGGAGAACGCCACTGGTTCCTGTAGCCCTCGTGGTGCGAAAGCCCACCAGACTGCTCTTACGATCAATGTTGAGCGTCGATCCAGCGGTCAGCAGCAGGCCGGTTGTGGTATCAGGACTGGTACCGTCCAACATGATTCTCACGGGTGCTGTTTCGCAGGTGATCAGTGCACCCGTGATTAATCGGTTCGCATACTTACCCGAGTTGAGACTCTTAACTGTATCGTCTACGGTGATCTTCTCGAAAGCCATTGCCTACTCCTTCTTGTCTATCGCTTCGATAATCTTGGAGCTTACACGCTCCAGAATTTCTTTTCCGCCCTGCAGGGAGTCCAATTCATCGCTGAGAATTTGGACTACTTCCGAGGCAAACTGCAAAATGGCTGATTTGTCAAGCAGCTTGCCAGAAGATTTTTCAATCGAGTGGCAGGATGAAACGAGCTTCTCAATCTTAAGAGTAAGATCTGAGATACGGCCGGCATGGATTACTACATCCACTGGCTGCTCGCAGCGATTGAGAACCTCCTCCAGAGTGATTCTCAGGATTCCGATTTCATCCCGCAGTGATTTAATCGCCGGAGCGTTCGCCTTTTCATCTAGGCGTGATTGGAACAATCGGACTCGATACTGACTGGTTGCCTTTTTCTCTTGGGCGCGGACTGTAGCTGCTCCTCCGTGTACGTAACAATACTTCCCACCAGGCACAGCCTCATGGATACACTGGCGAAATGATGTTACCGCTTGGCAGCGGGTAGGAGAATCGGGCTTTGCTACTACTAAGTTATCCATGATTCTGAAATCCTGTTTGTTAGGAGAATCTTTTTGGGTACTTCTCCGCAACCATACACGCAACGACGGGTAAAATGTGAATTTTGATTATTAATCATGTCTGATGTATGGAATCATCTGATTTAGGAAAGCAGGAGAAATGCTAGGAGCCTAAATGATTAGAGGCTAATCTAAAAGTTGGGTGCTAGGAGCCTAAATGCTAGGAGCCTAAATGATTAGAGGCTAATCTAAAAGTTGGGTGCTGGGTGTGGGGTCGGTACGGGTGGGTAAGGGCGGGGCGGCGGGGGATACCCGCCACCCCAAACCCCGACCGCCGCTTAGTCGTCGCCCTCCGCGCTATCTTGTCCCGCGTCAAAGCCACAAGCAAGGTCAAGATCTACCGCGTCCCCGCCTAGAATTGCGTCTAGAATATCGCGAGGATCGGCGCTGTCCACCCCGCCCTTGTCTAGCGCGGCGCGCACACGTTCAATTTCCTTGCGCGACACGCACTTAACCGCATTGCCCCTTTCCTTTACGGTCAATTCCTTGTCGAACGTATCCCGCTTATTTGGAGACTTGAGCACGCGTTGACAAGCTTCCTTGTCAAGCTTGCTAACTTTCTCAACCGGAAAGCCAAGCTTTACAAGCTTAGCTTGCCGGAAAAGCAACTGCTGCCGTCCGCGCAATGCGGGGATGTCCTTTTCCTTGCGATACACTCCCGCATTAACGAGGGCAACGACGGCCTCCAGTGTTTCCTTTGCGCGCAACTTGGCAATGACAAGACTTGCCAAGTTAGCGGTGTGACTAGTCGCTTCGGCTTCTTCTTCTGCAATCTCAATACAAGGCCAGTCTGCCGTTAGTGCGTAATGAGCCCGCGCCGCCAGATAGGCAACAGCACGATGCCGCCCGTCCGCAATAACAGGATATTCCTTACTACCATACTCGCGCATGATAGCGTCAAGAATAACGTCCTTACTGTCCTTACGGCTCCCGATAACGTTGACAGTATCGGGCAGATAGCGCGCCAGTTCTTCCCGCTCCAAGTAGGCAGTTTTGCCCGCAAAAGTCACGAGGACATTACCGGCGACGATGCCACTATTAACGATTGCCGTCAAAATGGCGGCAGTTGTTTCCGGTTGCGGACTGCGAGGATTATTTCCGATTGCGTACATGACTTTTACTCCCAGCGTATACCATACATGCTAAACACAACATACCAATATACCAGCGTTAATAGCGTTGCCAGCGCGGCTTTCGGCAATGTTCCTTTCATGTTATTCCTTGCTAACTAGACTCGCACAAATTGTATTAAGGCCGGTCGCTGCACGAGACAAGACTCTTTCCGCTTGCGCGTAGGGCTGCATAGCACGGAGTGTCTTTTCGCAGTATTCCCGCGCCGTTTGACATTTATCGGGACCGGCCCCCATATCCACGGACATACCGTCTTGCATGCAATACTCTGCGATATGCTCCCGCATATCCGCCATATCTTTCAGGATGTCATTCATTGGTTATCCTGTCCTTTCGTTGCGCTTGTGCTCTCACGATGGCGCTAATATAGAGTGTCCCGCGCCCCTTGTCAATAGGGGGAGCCCAACTTTTTTGAAAATTGTTTTTCGCATTTTAGCATGGACTGGCATGGTTTGTGCTTTACAGCATGAACTGTGCCAAGTCTCCCGTTTTGGCCGATTGCGTTAGGGATTAACGAATAGCAGCATGAACTGTGCCAAACGCCGCAAATGGCCCTAGGACACGTCGCAAGGTGGGGGTGCCAGTAGTTCTATGGTTTGGGGGGTGTGACGCGTCCTAGGCCCATCCTAGCGCGTTTAAAGGGCATAGGCTCTTAAACGCCTTAGGATGGTCCTAGGACCGTTTTACCCTACCAGATAAGGCAAAGACTAGGGTGGTACCCTGTCAGCATGTTCTAGGACCATCCTAGCGCGTTTAAGAGCCTATTACGCGAGCCTAGCGCAGCACGGCGGCGCGCATGCGGCGGGTGGGCGCGCCCGTGCTCTATATTCCACGCACGCGCACGCGCACGCGCACGCGCACGCGCACGCGCACGCGCACGCGAAAAATGATGCGGAGAATCCGCCTAAAATTATGATTAGATTATTTGAAACCACCCCACACGCAAAATGATTCTTGTTGCCTTGCTTGCAACAAAAATCACGTTGCGTGTGGGGTGGTCCCCGCCCGCAACAAAAAAAATCACGTTGCATGGGATTAAATGGTCCGTGGATTCCACCTAAAACAAAAGCCTAAAATGGTCCGTGGATTCCGCCTAAAAATGAGATAAACGTTACAGGGATTTTTCTATATGGGGCGTGGCGGGTGTGGGGCGACT